AGGAGATCGCGGAGCAGCCACGGCAGGAGATCGCGGAGCAGCCACGGCAGGAGATTCCGGAGCAGCCACGGCAGGAGATCGCGGAGCAGCCACGGCAGGATATCGCGGAGCAGCCACGGCAGGAAATTACGGAGCAGCCACGAGTAGAGGAAAATCGGCTAGTGGAAAAAACGGATTGTCGGTAGCTCGCGGAAATGGATGCATGGTCAAGGGAGGAATTGGCGCGATCCTTGTAATTGCCGAAGAAAGCCAAGACACATATGACGTTGAATCGTGGAAAGCCGTAATTGTGGATGGAAAGAAAATCAAGGCTGATACTTGGTATAAACTGGACGATGGAGACCTGGTGGAGGTAAAAGAATGACAATATACATCAGCGGACCCATGGCGGGAATAGAAGGATATAAAAAGAATTTTAAAGCCGCAGAAGAGAAAATGAAGGAAGCCGGACATGAAGTCGTGAATCCAGCAGAGATTGACGGGGAAGGGATGACAAGGGAAGAGCTTCTCATGCTCGACCTGTGGATGCTGGAAGGGTGCGATGCAATCCACATGTTAAAAGGCTGGCAGCAGTCATGCGGAGCAAACCGGGAATATGGGTTTGCAATAGCCAAGGGAATGGGCGTCATGTTTGAGGAGGACGGATGAATAACAAACAAATGATGAGAAAAGCACAGCTGGCAAAGCTTACGAAACAGATCATAGACAGCCCTGAATACAGGGAACGCAGAAAAGAAGATGACGAGCAAAACCTCATGAGAGCATTTGCAAGCTTTGCATTGATAAGTGCAGATTATCTTTATCGGCAATTTAACTGCAAGGCAGCAGGAATCAGAAAATTTATTGATTTTGTAAAGCCGAGCATGGGATATGTAAAGGATGATCCGGATTATTTCAGGCTGATGAATGAGGCATTTGTGGACGAGATAGGGTTGGATATTATGAAAGAGTTGGGGATGGAATTCGAAAAGGTGGGAGATAATGGAGAAAAAGAAAGTTAAATGTGAAATATACAGAGATTCGATGCAGAATTACAAACGATATGCAATACCGAAAGCACAACTGATCATTGCAGATGTCCCGTACAATGTCGGCAATAACTTCTACGGCAGCAATCCCATGTGGTATCAGGGTGGAGACAATGCAAACGGCGAGAGTAAGTTGGCAGGAAAGGCAGCATTCAATTCTGACTTCAATTTCAACCTGTACGAATACTTTCACTTTTGTTCTCGGATGTTACGGAAAGAAGATACCAAGAAGTCTGTGAGAGGCCGGAGTAGTGACAGCCCGTGCATGATTGTCTTTTGTTCTTTTGAACAGTGCGACACACTTGTAAAAGCCGCAAAGAAGCATGGATTTGAGCACTACATACCGCTTGTATTTGTGAAGAATTACAGCCCACAGGTTCTGAAGGCGAATATGCGGATTGTTGGGGCAACAGAATACGCATTGGTATTTTATCGGGACAGGCTCCCAAAGTTCCGTAATGGGGCACAGAGGGACGAGAACGGTAAGACAATCAGAGGGACTGGTAAGATGATTTTTAACTGGTTCCCATGGGAAAAGGACAGGAAGGAAATTCCAAAGATCCATCCAGCGCAGAAGCCGGTAGCACTCCTAAAAAGGCTGATAGAGATATTCACAGATCCTGGGGACATTGTGATTGATCCGTGCTGTGGATCCGGATCAACGCTTCGGGCAGCGGCGGAGCTAGGAAGGAATGCCTATGGATTTGAAATTGATCGCACGTTTTACGACCGGGCAAAGAGAGAAATGCTGATATTCGAAAAGGATGCACAGATGAACATTGAAGATTTTATGAAAAACGAGGAGGAAAGAAATGAACAATAACGAATGTTGCAAAGCGGAAGCGGAACCAAAAAGGTGCGTTGCTGACTATGAAAGAGAGACAAGAGAAGCGCTTTTTGAAGCAAAATGCATATTGATAAACATTTACGCCACAATTACCGGAAAGGGAAAAGAGATAAAACAAGAAGATGAGAAAATACCGGAGAGCATGATAGAAAATGCGCAAATAAATGAAGAGGCAGCAATGCAGATCAGAGGTATGGCGAAAACGATCAGCATGGAATTATTTGGGAGTTAATAGACGATTATCTAAAAACGACAGGAGGGATATGATGGCGAAAAAGATCGTAGACTACATCGGTTATCCTGCCATGCTGGAGCAGCTGGCAGAGGAATGCGCAGAACTCGGAAAAGCTGCGCTGAAACTGGCCAGGATAGTCAGAAAAGAGAATCCGACACCGGTGACAAAAGAAGAGGCACTGGAAAATCTAAGAGAAGAGTATACAGATGTCGTACAGTGCGCTAGGGAGTTGGGATTAAAAACAGATCTGATAGAGATGCAGGAGAAGAAAGAACGATTTTTTGAAAGGTGGAAGCAACATGTGGCTGACAGATAGGGCAATTCGAATAGTGGAAAGGGGTAACGAGGATGGCAATTAAGCCTATTTTGTTTAATGGAGAGATGGTGCGGGCAATTCTGGACGGGCGGAAAAACTGCACCAGAAGAGTGATAAAACATAATGTTAATGCAATTCTGAACAGTCCGTATCGCATGGAACACCCAGAAGTGGAGGATGCGTGGCTTATAAAAAAACTGTGTAGACCTCCATATGAGCCGGGAGATGTCCTGTATGTCCGGGAAACATGGCAGTATTTATATGAATTGGACGGAAATGAGCAAATTATTGAAGGAACCGGAAAATATTATTATGCAGCAACAGATACAATTCCTTTTGATACATATGTCGATGCGAGTGGAGTGACACACGAGCGTGTACCGTGGCACCCATCCATCCACATGCCAAAAGAAGCGGCGCGTATCTGGCTAAGGGTGACAAATGTCAGGGTAGAACGGTTGCAGGATATCACCGATGATGGAGCAAAAGCAGAGGGTGCAAACTGGAAGAATGGCAAAAACGTTGGCTGGGAAGAAAAAATGAGACGGACAGCAATAGAACGATTTGCCGAAATCTGGGACAGCACCATCAAGAAATCCGACTTTGACAGTTATGGGTGGGCTGCAAATCCATGGGTGTGGGTTATCGAATTTGAGCGATGTGAAAAACCAAAAGAATGAGGGAGGGACATATAACAAATGCGGGAAAAGGCAGATATTGAAGAACTTGCAAAGATGGATAAAAAGATTCTTTGAGAGATGGTTTTCATAAAAATTTAAGAAGGTGATTATTTGGATTATAGTAAATTCAGACAGGCGATAGCCATAGAAAAAAAGAATAAAGAAAAATTTTTGAACGTAAATTCAGAATTGGATGACGGGAGTGGAATATATATTCTGACGAAAGAAGATGAAAACGGATTCCGATACGCATACATAGGTCAGGCAATACACATTCTTACACGACTTGCGCAGCATCTTGTCGGTTATCAGCATATAGACCTTTCATTGAAAAAGCATGGGCTTTATTCATTAGAAAATCCGTATGGATGGACCGTGGATTCCTATTCGTATCCGAATGATACTTTGGATTCGCAAGAGCAGTATTGGATTAAAAAATATGCGGATATGGGTTTTCAGCTTCGAAATAAAACTTCTGGATCCCAGGGAGAAGGAAAAGCACAGATTGATGATTACAGACCGGCGAAGGGATATCGAGAGGGGATACTGCAAGGAAAGAAAAGCCTTGCAAGGGAATTGTCGTCCATTGCAGAAAAACACTTGGAAATTCGCCTGAAATCAGAGAAACAAGGGAACAAAGTTTCTGAAAAGCAGCTCAGCAAATTTATGTATTTGATTGATGCGCAAATATATAAATAAAGAAGGTGTCGTGGATTGATGGTTTATAATTCTAGTAAAGAATCCATTGAGAATGCAAAGAAAAGAATCTTTCGTTCTATGATTGATGCAGGGAAAAGTGTAGAAACCATGGCGCGAGTAATGCATGTGAATGCCGAAGAATTGGATAAAATGTTAATGGAGGAAGAGAAGGCACGAGAAAAGAAGGGTAGAGTTGATGATTCGATTTTAAGGGAGTGGGACGATATTCATGAAAAATACTTGAAATATAGGAGAAAAAATCCCTTAAAGCGTTAGATCAAAAACGGAAGTTGAAATTGATTGGAGCATAAGTATGGGAGAACGCCGTATGTTTACGAGAAAAATAACAGAAAGCGATGCATTTTTAGACATGCCAAGCAGTACGCAGATGCTGTATTTTCATTTGGCAATGAATGCTGACGATGATGGATTTGTGAACAATCCAAAAAAAATTCAGAAAATGTGTGGCGCTGCTGACGACGATTTTAAATTGTTAATAGCCAAGTCGTTTGTTATATTGTTTGACAGTGGAATTGCGGTTATTAAGCATTGGAAGATGCATAACTATATTCAGAGCGACAGGTACAAGCCCAGCGATTACGTAGAAGAAAAGTCTATGCTTGGGATTAAAAAAAATAAAGCCTATACTCTTGATGAAAGTAAGATGGAAATTAGATGTATTCCTGATTCGGTAAAAAAAGAGAAGAAGAGAAAAGAAAGCAAAAAAAATGAAGAGGATATAGAGAAAAGAAAATTGCCATATTATCCAAACGACAGCTTACTAGAGGATGCTTTTCAAGAGTTTCTTTTGATGCGGAAAAAGATCAAAAGGCCATTGGCTACAAAGCAAGCATTAACGAGGATGATGAACAAGATACAACGTTTGTCAGGGGGTGACAATGAGCTTGCAGTAAAGATTATAAATCAGTCTACGGACCATTGCTGGCAAGATGTGTACGAATTAAAAAAAGATTCTCCGTACCCGAATAAGCAGGATCAAGGGAAAACCGACTGGAATACCGTATAAGTGGGGTGATTTTTTGACAAGAGAAGAAACTGTAAAAATCATTAGAATTATGTGCGCGAGTTACTCGAATTTCAGACCAAACGATCTTTCGGAGACGGTGGATGCCTGGGCAATGATTCTATCAGATTATTCCTATAAGGATGTTTCTGTTGCGTTGAAAGCATACATACTTTCCGATGTAAGCGGATTTGCGCCGAGTATTGGGCAATTGGTTTCTAAAATCGGAATGATTCAGAACAAAAAGGAATTGAACGAGATGGAGGCTTGGGCGCTTGTGAGCAATGCCCTCAGAAACGGAACGTATGGTGCCGTGGAAGAGTTTGAGAAACTTCCGGAAATCGTACAGAAAGCTGTTGGAAGCCCGGAAAACCTCAGAAACTGGGCTCAAACAGATGTAGGATCCGTAGAAAATGTAATTCAGTCAAATTTTATTAAGACGTACAGGGCGGAGTTGAACAGAAAATCTAGTATTTCCATTCTTCCGGACAAGCTCAAAAAGTTAATGGAAAAACCAGATGGTTCGGAAATGAAAATGCTGAATTAAAAAATTAATTTTGGAATAATCTGTTATATAAAGTCATATGCTATTAACGGAGGTTGGCTTATGAGGTTTTCAAAACTGAATAAGCCGGAAGTTGAATGTATCATAGAAAGGTCTAATTTTACAGAAGATGAGGAAAAAATATTTTTGATGCTTTGTAAGGGGAAGAGCCTGGAAGAAATATCGGCGAAAACATTTTTTCCGATATCAACCTTGTGCAGGCGTATAAAGTGCATAAAAGAAAAAATAGGAGATGATAATATGCCGTGTAAAGTTCCGATATGGGAAAAAGCAGCCTTAACTTTGGAGGAAGCTGCTGAGTACAGTAATATAGGGATCAATAAAATCCGAGAAATTTCGAACAGTCCAAGATGCAATTTCGTAATATTTGTCGGGAAAAAGAGACTGATAAAAAGAAAAGAGTTTGAGAGATATATTTCAGAAAATACTGAATTGTAGACTTTTAAAGCCTTATGTGATATTATTTTAAATTGCATAAGGCTTTTCTCATAAAGAAAGGAGCGGCGCAAGTATGGGGAAAGACTTAAAAGGGAAAGAGCTTGGAATTGGAATCTCTCAGCAATCAGATGGGCTATATGTTGCCAGATTTACAGATAGGTTCGGACGCAGAAAGACGAAAAGGTTCAAGAAGCTGCAGGAGTGTAGGAAGTGGATTGCGGACGCAAGCTACATTGACGAACATAGCGATCTGGCAAATGCATCCGATGTAATCACAGATGCATGGTATGAATATTGGATTGATATAAAGAGAAAAACTGTACGTCCCAACACGGTAAGAAATTACTCTGAACGTTATGAAAAAAACATTAAGGGTGTAATAGGGAAAAAACTTCTCACAGAGATAAAACCTCTGCATTGCCAGAAGATTTTTCTTGATATGGCCGATCAAGGCTATAAGACAACAACTATTTATCAGACGAGAGTCACGCTGTATAACATGCTTGAATTTGCAAAGGAAAATGACATTATCGCAAACAACCCCTGCAAAAAGTCTGTTAAAAGTGATGTCGGGAAACCGTCGGAAAAGAAAGAGGCTCTTTCTATAGAAATACAGAAAAGATTTTTAGAGTTTGCCACCGGACAAAGCTATGAGAATCAGTACAGATTTATTCTCCAGACAGGGTTGCGCACCGGAGAACTAGTTGGGCTAAGGTGGGGTGATGTTGATTTTGAAAACAGGAAGGTCACCATATCGAGGACCATGGAATATAGATACCAGGTTGGAGATTGGAGAACCGGCCCCCCGAAGAGTTCATCTGGATATCGCACAGTCCCGCTCACGGAGGAGGCAATCAGAATACTGAAATCCCAGAAGGAGAAGAACAAAAAAATCAAAGTCGTCAATATAAAATGGAAAGATCAGGTGTTCCTTTGCAAAAAGGGAGAGCCTGTAAAAAACAGCACATATGATACTGCCATTTTTAAAATTTGTGATAAGGCCGGAATTAAACGTTTTTCCATGCATGTTTTGAGACATACATTTGCAACCAGATGTATTGAGGCTGGAATGTTGCCGAAGACGCTTCAAAAAATTCTCGGTCATTCTAATATTGGCATAACAATGAATTTATACGTACACATCACAGAAGATGAAAAATTGAAAGAAATGGATCTCGTGGCAGAGGCTCTAAAAATAGGCTAAAATAATCATCTTTGTACTTTCAGAAAAAAATTGGTACAGTAATTGGTACAGTAAATTTTCTGGGTGGCTGAAAGTACCGTAAAATAAGGGATTTTTAGGAGGTAAAACATAAAATGAAATTAGGTATCGTTGTTAAAAGGCGGTTTTTATAAATCTTCTTATAACGCTATAAAAGCCTGCAAAGCCTTAAAATACGGCATTTTTCATTGATTTCAGAAACACGTAACTGTTCGTAATTCTTTGTAAAAAAACAAAAATTGGTACAGTAATTGGTACAGTGAAAAGCCTTATGCATATTTAGAATAATCTGAGAAGAAAGTGGGAATTTTCTTCTCTTTTTTTATGCAAAAATTATGCATAAGAAGAGGTGAGTAAAATGTTTTCGGATGAAATACTGGAAAAAATTTTTGCAAGAGAAGAGATGCAGCGCCTTGATCTGCAAACACAGTCGTCTGTCATTCATGCAATAGAAGAAGTCTTGGAGGAGGTAAAAGAAAATGCCGATGCCGTATCAGAATAACATGTATCATCAGATGCCATATGTCCAGCAGCAATATGGAGTGAATTCTTATATCCCATATATGCAGCCAAGGTTTCAACAGCCAGAAGTCCAGGTCCCGCAGCAACCCCCGCAAGCGCAGCAGATGCCAGGAGGATTGAACGGAATGGTCGTACAGACGATCGAAAATGTGACAGCCGATTGCGTTCCCATGGATGGATCAGCAGCTTTTTTCCCGAAACAGGATTTGTCAGAAATCTACGTCAAAAGCTGGTGCGCTGACGGCACGATAAGGACATTGGTCTTTAAACCTGTAGAAGTTACCGGGAATACAAATAAAAATGATTCTGGACTGCATGAGAACGCCACAGCAATATTTGAAAAGCGTTTTGATGAACTGTTCGGAAAAATCGAACAGTTGGAACAGACAATAACCAATTCCATGGTAAAGAAACCCGTTTCAGCAGCTAAAAAGGCAGGTGAAGCATGATGATGAATCCCATGCAATTAATGCAAATGTTTAAAGGCGGAAATCCTCAACAGTTTATTCAACAGATAATGGGAAACAGTCAGATCGTGAGCAATCCCATTGCTAAAAATGCAGTAGAACTTATGCAAAAAGGAGATGCGCATGGAATTGAGCAGATGGCAAGAAACCTGTGTAAAGAAAAAAATCTGAATGCAGATGAAGTAATGCAGCAGATAAAGAGCAAATTTAATCTTTGATGGCATATTAGAGGTTTGTGCACAAAACCTAGGGAACCTCTTTATGAATATATTTTACGGAGGTAAATCTAATATGTTTAATGGCAACAACACACCTTTTACAATGCCGGTAATGCCTGCTAACACAGGCGGTTACGGAAACGGTGGTGCATGGGGAGATGGAGGATGGCTCTGGTTCATCGTGGTCATTTTTGCTATCTTCGGCGGTTGGGGCAATGGCTTTGGCGGCTGGGGAAATAATGGCGGCGGAGCAACTCCTTATGCTACCAGCGCAATAACACAGGCAGATTTACAAAGAGGGTTCGACACACAGTCAATCATCGGGAAACTCGATGGAATCACAAATGGATTATGTGACGGATTCTATGCAGTCCAGACCGGAATGAACGGAATTAACACCAATGTAATGCAGACCGGTTTTGGTATCCAGCAGGCTATCAATGCCGATACCATTGCCAATATGCAGAACACCAACGCATTGCAGGCACAGCTTGCAAATTGCTGCTGCGAGACCCGGGAAGCTATTCAGGGAGTAAACTACAACATGGCACAGAATACCTGCGCTTTGCAGAACACCATGAACAGCAACACCCGAGACATTATTGATAGCCAGAACGCAGGCACCAGAGCGATCCTCGATTATCTCTGCAATGAAAAGATTTCAAGCTTACAGGCTGAAAATACCGATCTTCGCAGAGCTGCTTCTCAGGACAGACAGAGCGCACTGCTCACCGCTCAGATGGCTGCTCAGACACAGCAGATTATCAACGCGGTTAATCCGGCAGCAGTTCCGGCATACGTTGTTCCGAATCCGAACGCTTATGCATATGGCTGTGGCTGCAATACAGGCTGCGGATGCTGACAACAGTATAATCGTAACTTAACCAAACAGGTTATGTCTGCATAGCAGAATTACACAGGGCAGGCTTAACGGTCTGCCCTTATCATTTATGGAGGTAAATATTATGGCTGAATATACAGCAGTAGCATTACAAACTGTGGCAGCAGGAGAAGACGTAGCTTTTACCGAGACTGCCGTAAATGGGAGCAACTGTATTACTCACAGAGAGGGTTCTGGCATTGTGAAGTTAAGAGGTATTACTAATCAGTGCCGTGCAAGATTTCTTGTAAGTTATTCTGGCAACATTCAGATTCCTACTGGTGGAGCGGTGGGAGAAATTTCCCTTGCGTTGTCAGTAGACGGAGAACCTTTGCAGTCTACAAAAATGATTGTGACTCCTGCAGCAGTGGAGAATTTCTTTAATGTTTCTGCACAGGCATACATTGATGTTGTTCGTGGATGTTGCAGCACCGTAGCTGTTCAGAACACTTCCACGCAAGCTATCGAGGTGCAGAATAGCAATTTAATTGCCGTTCGGGAAGCGTAGGAGGTAAGCATTATGGATGTTAAGAGAATGCATTGTATGATTGAGAAGCTGGCTGAATGCGCCGAAAAGCAGTTCGATAACGGGATTGAAAATGTTGATACCGCAGAAATGGGTCAGGTAACGGATATGTTAAAGGACCTGGCCGAGGCGATGTATTATCGCACACTCACAAAGGCTATGGATGATTCTGAACCAGAAGAAATCATGGAAATGTTTGAGCGGTATGGAGACGTTGGACGCCGGTATTATGACCATTATCGGTATGCAGATGGAAGATTTGCACCGAAAGGCCACGGAAGCTATCGTCGCGGGTATGAAGAGCCACCGTATTATCATATGACACCGGAAATGTATCATGAGTGGGCGACCGGTGACGGAGCAAGATACCGTGACATGGACAGAAAAGACGGAAGAATGTACTACACGGAACCTACTGTGCAGAACATGGAGAGCCGGTATGATATGGCAAAACGGAGCTATACGGAAAGCAAGGAGCTACATCGTGGAAACACAGCAGAAGATAAGGAGCAAAAAATGAAAGAACTGGAAAAGTATATGAGAGAAATTGGATCCGATATTGCGGAAGTGATTTCCGACGCTTCCCCCGAAGAAAAAACGCTCCTTAAGCAGCGAATGCAGCTTATTATGCAGAAAATTCAGTAACCAGGAGGGGCCAAAAGCCCCTCCTTCTTTGCACCATGACAACTGAATATTGGTTGATGATTATATTCCTGTATGTTATAATAAATAAAAATAATATGAATTTTGGTTATGGTAAAAGAATGTAGGGAAAACGAGAGGTTTTAACATGGATAACGATAAAAGAATAGACACGAGCCTGGACGGCTTTAAGTTTGTCGGAATAAATCTTACAGAAAAGCAATACGAAGATTTACGTGATTTGAATATGCTCATTACAGTAAATGAACACAGGCAAAATATACCTGTGTTCAATGTGCTGCTTGTTTTAAAGATACTTGGGTTATTGCCAGCCGAAATGATGTGTGAAGTAGGCAACAGCAAGGCCGATGACGATTCCAATTCCGATGTCGATAACTCTTTGCAGCGTAAATTTGGAAAGACCATAGAGTAATCTTCTGGCTTTTGCAATGCCCTTGGCTTCTTTGTAAAAGGACATTCCAAGTGGAGTAACTTCAATGCTGTCCATAGTGCTTATGATATATCTTTTCCGATTCAGGGATTTTATGAACGGCTGCAATGATATGTCGTCTATAGACAGTGATTTTGCAATATCTGAATACGTTGCCCTTCCGTATTTCTGCTGACACTTTGCAATAGTTTTCAGCACCTCTTCTTCCGTAATCATATTCCCACCTCCTTCCCCAAAAGAGTATACCATGCCAAAACGTTTCCAAAACTGGTATATTCTCAAAAATTGTTCACATATGTAGAGATATGTGGTATAATTTTTCCAAATATAAAAAAATAAATGAAAGGGTATTGCTTATGAAAACGTGGAAACTTGTGGCAGGTATTTTCTCGATTATTCTGTTTGTTTTCGTCACTTTCCAGTCATGCGCCGCTGGTATCAGCAACTCATTGGATGGTAACGGAGAGGTTGGCGGAAGCGCCGGATTGCTTCTTGCTATTTTGATGCTTGCGGGTGGCATTGTATCCATCGCAACAAGAAAATCAAAGAGAAACGGTGGAAATATTGCATTGATCGTTCTATTTGGTATCGCTGCATTGTGCGGATTTGCTTTGGCTGGAAGCTATTCCGACCTTAATATCTGGGCGGGATGGTGCCTGATCAATGCAGTGTTGGCGATCATTTCTATCATTCAGAACAATGGTAGAAAGAAAAGAAAGAAATCGAAAAAATTAGAAAATTATTAAGAAGGAAGTATATTTCTATGAATTGTCCGAAATGCGGATGGAGTGAAGTAAACATTCAAAACGTGCAGACAGGAAACTTCACCACTGGAACGAATAGAGTCGTGATTCAAGAGCCAGAGAAAACAAAAGGATGCCTGTATTGGATAACTCTTGGGTGGATGAATGATATCGCGATGTATCTTTTTGTCGGATGGTGGTGGAGATTGCTTTTCGGCAGGTACAAAGATTCTAAAAACTACTCTAAAACAGAAGCGATCTTTGAAACGCGAGCCACTTGTCAAAATTGTGGGTACACATGGAAAATTAAATAGCGCTACAAATCATCAGGGGAGTATAAACTTCCCTGATTTTTTTGAAATTAGGGGTTGACTTTTGCTACTGCATATATTATATTTATGCCATGGCATAAGTGAGGTGATAAAAATGTCGCCGAGAACAGGTAGACCACCTAAAAATGAAGAATCAAAAAACGTCAGTTTGCAATTAAGAATTACAGAGAAAACAGCGCAAGAATTGAAAGAGTGCGCAGAGTTGCTGGGCATATCCAGAACAGAAGTAATTGAAAAAAGCGTTTATGAATTTCATGAAAAGGTGATAAAAAAATAAGAGTAACGCCACCCTGACAAGTAGATGTTACTCTTACACACCAATCCGCGAGGACTGATAAATCTATCCTATCAGATCCTTGCGGAAATTTCAAGAATTTTCGGAGGATTCTAAAATGGACAAATTTTTAGAGGTAGTATATTCCAGTCAGATAGCAGAAAGTGAAGAAAAGGGAGATAAGTGTATCGAATTCTTCCAGCCGCTGATGGACGAGATTAAAGAAATCGTAAACGAAAAGGTTTATGAGCGGTTGAGCGAACTTTTCATGGCGTGTGCTTCCAGAAATGACAGCTATTATGCTGTGGAAGGAATGAAACTGGCAATCAGTATCATGGACGGAAGCTATATTCCGCAGGTGTAATGGAGGGAAAGTTGATGGAAGAGAACAGAAAGAAAATTCACGATATGGTTGACTGCATGGATACAGAAGGAATGCTTGCCTACTGGGAGACATTCATGAGGCGTTGGCTGGGGTACTGGGGTCATGGCTGCCTTGATAAAATGGCAGAGAAAGGCGGTGAGCATTAATGCGTAATTCGTTATTGCGTACCGCAGATTCAGACGGACAGACAATCACCACTTTGGAGATTGCGGAAATGATGGGTGTAGAGCACAAGAAGGTTTTGAGAAAACTTGACGGAAGGGTTGAAAGGGGACGCCATATAAAGGGATATGTAGAAATTTTAACTGAGTCCCAAATGGGCCCGAGTGATTTCTTCATCGAAAGTACATATAAAGACCCCAGCGGGAAAGAGAACCGGTGTTACAAGGTCACGAAGCTTGGCTGTGAGTTCCTGGCGAACAAGTTCACCGGAGAGAAGGGTGTCCTGTTTACGGCAAAGTACATCAAGCGTTTCCATGAGATGGAGGACATGATCCGGGGAAATGCAAGGGCAGTAGAAGATTTTGCGAATACGTCTTATGCGCTGAAGGTTCCACTTGTGGCGGACTGGTATGAGCGCAACAAAGGAAGAATGGAGCGCCTTTGCACTGTATCCGGTAACAGCCGGAAGTATCTCTATCATTGCATTCTGCGTAGGGTTTCGGAGAAATACGACCTTGACGAAGCCCGGGAGATATACAAGAGCGAGGTCGGTTATTATCCGGTGTATGCCATTGATGTTGTGGCATACTTCCCGGAGCTGGCAGAGGCAGCAGACCGGTACCTGGATCGCCTGGAGAAAGTAACATACGGAGAGTGGGGATGAATATGAATGATGTGATTACTGTAGAGGACACACAGCTGCAGGTGAGGGAGTACAGGGGCCAACGGGTTGTGACGTTTGGCGATATTGATCTGGTTCATCAGAGAAAACCCGGAACTGCCAGAAACAGTTTTTATAAGCACAAGAGACATTTTGTGGAAAATGAAGATTATTTTGTTATCAACAAAGAAAATTCTAATGTGGCTAAAAACCACATTAGAAATGTTGATATACCAAATAGAGGCGTCACTTTATTTACAGAAGCCGGTTACCTTATGCTTGTAAAGCCTTTTAACGATGACTTGTCATGGAAGGTACAGCGGCGGTTGGTGAATGCATATTTCAAGGCAAAAGAAGACAATTACGCAATGCTGGCAGAGCAATCCAGGACACTGGCACCGCCTGCAACGGACTGGTACGATAGGAATCGGCGCAAAATGGATACTGTTTGCAAGGAAATGAACATTTCACATTCGACTTTATACCGCAATATTCTATCAAGGCTTCGAGAAAAATATGACGTGGATTTGTGTAAGGAAATCTACGAAGTGGAGACTGGCGATCCGCCGGAACGCGTTCTGGATATTCTCACCTATTTCCCGGAACTCGGCAAAATGGCAGACGATTTCCTGAACAAGCTTGAAAAAACGTATCAAAATATTTAATACTAAAGAACCATCAACCAATATTCGGCTGGTGGTTCTTTTTATGTGAGAAAGGAATGAATGATATGTTTGAGATCAATGGAATATGGTGGAGAATAAGATTTGTGGATTCTTGGGATACATCCCTAAAACGTTCAGATGGCTCATACAGCCTTGCTGTGACTGATGCCAATACTTCTACGGTTTATATATCAAAATGGCTTAAAGGGGCAAAATTGCGCCGTGTAGTGGCACATGAACTGTGTCATTGCTTTTGCTTCTCATTTGATGTTCATATGCCGCTGGAGCAGGAAGAGTATCTGGCGGACTGGATCAGCCTGTACGGCGCCGATCTGGTATACCTCCTGGACGATTTAATGACGATCATAACAAAGAATCGAGGTGTAGCATGATGAATGAAATTGACAGAATTTTACAGTATGTGAAGAAAAGCAACCCGGAAATGACAAGGGAGCAACTCGTGTATGAACTGGGGCGGTCAACCTACGCAACGAGGTCATTGGTGTTCACCGCAAACAACAGCCAGTTGAAACATTGATTGGAATGCGTTATACTATATTTGAATATGAGAGTAAAATATGGGTTTTGTAAATTATTGCTGAAAGATAAAATGAAGTAGATAATAATTGTTGTGCTATTTGACGAGGTGAACACATGAACGATATTATCGTGAATACAAAAGAAGACGTTTTGCGTGAACGCTTCATACACAACGCGACACTTGTTGGAAAGTATGATTTTCCGCAGCTTCCGCCGATACAGGTTGCCGCTGACGATCTTCGGCCGGTTCCGTTCAGCCTGGCAGCGAAAGAGAAGCGCCCGCAGGACTGCATTTGCCACTTCTTCCAGGATGACAACAAGTTTGAGAGGATGTGGAGCAACCCGGGTAAATACTTTGACGCGCTGGAGAACTTCCGGTACATCGGCGGCCCGGATTTTTCTTTTTACGATCCGATGCCGCTAGCGCTGAAAATCTGGCAAGTTTACAGGAGCCGGGCGTTGTCCTGGTGGCTTTCGCTGAATGGTTTTGATGTGATCCCGGTCGTTGGCTGGGGATCGGCGGACACTTGGGAATATTGTTTCGACGGTCTACCTGTAAAAAGCACGCTGATTTTGAGCACAAACAGATGTTTTTCCAAGGAAGCAAAGAAGTGTTATATAGACGGGTTCAGGGCCATGATGGAGAGGCTGACGCCTACGCAAATCATAGTCGTCGGCCCGGAAATCATAACGGGCTGGGAGGATTGTGTAAAGATAACATATTTCGACGGGTTCGGCCGGGAAATGGAAAACAGGATAAAGGAGGCCGGGAACGATGGGATCCAGAAGCGGAACGAATAGAGGCGGCTATATATACGGCGCCCGGGCTGTTGGGGAGACGTACACCGTAGAAAGAAACGGCGTGAAGATTATCCGCCTTCGGTTTAAATTCAAGAGATATAAGAAAGACAAAAAGAAATAGAGCCGGGAAAAATCCCGACTCTTTTTATACTATGCAGAAATCGCCCTGCATTCCTGTTATTAATATCATTTTGCCGTCACGCCTGCGGTAAACGACGCCGCAGCCGTCCGCCCATGTAGACCACACAAGCCAGCCCGGCGGCGTTGCATTTTCGCCGGTTTTGCTGTCGTACCAGCAGTAAAACGGCTGAATACCGGCCTTTTCTTGCTGCAATGCGTTTTCTATTGCCTGCGATTCCGTCACAAGCTCCGCGCCGTTTCTGGTGTGTAAGATGTATTTTCTTTCTTCCATGATTGCTTTCTCCTTTTCAATTTCATAGAACCGCCGCCGGTATCGATCCGGCTGGCATCCTCTGCGGCGGCTAAAATGTTGATTTCTGATAAACGGCGCTTTTCAGATATTCGATTTTCTGCCATGTTTCCATATCTGAACCAGAAACATATAAATATACATTCAACGGGACCATGTCGTAAAGCTTGTAAAGCCGTTCGGACTCCGGCATGCTGTCAAGCCACTTCTCCCAGTTCGCGCGGCTGGTATCGGCTGCATGCTCAATTCTTAACAGATCGGAGCCGGGAATATATGAGCATGGGTTGACATACCATGTGATCTTCCCGCAGTTCGCAATATGCGCCACTGTCTTGTAGTCCCCGTTTTCCTCAACTGCTTTATTGCATACGGTGATGCCATTTCCCAAACAACACATAAATAACTCGAATTTTTCGTTTTTCATTTTAAATTCCTCGCTTTCTCAGATTTTTTCCGGCAGCTCGTACCGAATTACAACAACTTCTTCCCCGGTGCTTTCCAGCACCTTTTCCCCGTTGTACATGGGGCCATTAAGCCCTAATAATAGCGGCTGTCCCTGCAGCTCGTCCCGCTGGCCGTCGTTGTAATTGTAGCCCCAGACCAGGGCCTTCATCTGCTCCGCTGTCTTTATGTTTTCCGGCAGATCATAAACGAATTTGAACCCGTTTCCTTTTCCCATAATCATATTATTTCCCTTTCTGGCTTGCCTCATCAGCACCGGGAAGCCGTCCCGCGGTGGACGCCCTGGCGGGCGTTTCGGCTGTTATGCTGTCAGCTTTTCAACTGCTTTCCGCTTTCTTTCGTTTTCTTTCTGGCTTATGCTGGAATCATCGAAAAGTACTTCGAATCCGTCGGAAACGATCGCCGCGGCCATTTTGTACGGGTCGATTCCAGGGAATCTGCAGGTGTATTCAACTACGTTCATTCTCACCCATCCTCCTTCCTTTCCGAGTCTTTCAAGATCGTTTTTATAGAATTCGAACATTCTTTTTTCCTTCTGCGCTGCTGTTTCGTTTCTCATAACTTTACCTTCCTTTCATTGTTTGCCCTGTCTCATCGGTGCAGGTGGGGCAGTTCCTACAGACCGCCAAGCGGCGGTTTCGACTGCTTTTATACTTCCCGGTATACGCAACCGGTCCAAACCTGGTTTTTTGTTCCTTCGCAGCCATTCAGCCACTTTTTGCAGCGGTAGCAAATGCTGTTGTAGCTTGCAAGCTCCGCGTGGCCGTATTCCTCGCATTCTTTTCTATATGGGCAAGTGGTGCAGTCACTTTCGTATTTATGGCAGTTCATCGTCAACAGGCTTTCCAGCTCTAAAAATCTTTCCTTTGTCATTTCTTTGTTCCTCCTTCATTTGATAGTTTTATTATACATTGAGTAATATATAAAGTCAAGATAAATTGAGTAATTCACTAAAAAGTAGCAATTCGCACAAAAATAGGATTGATATATTGAGTAATATGCACAAAAAGAATATTGTATATTGATAAATTGAATTGAGTATAATATAATGAATAAAAAGGAGGTTGCAAAAATGGAACTATTAGAAGCAAAAAGAAAGCTAGAGCAACGATATAACAAACAAAACGAGTATAATAGAAAGAACTATGATCGGGTTTCGGTCATGTTCCCGGCTGGGTATCGCGAGCAAGTGCGCGACGCAGCACAGGCAGCAGGAAAGAGCCTGAATGCTTATATACTGGAAGCAGTGCAAGAAAAAATGGAAAAATATTGAGTAATTTATAAAATACTATTGACATATTGTATTGAGTAATATATAATATAATTGTCGAAAGGCAATAGGCGAAAGCCAGAAAGGAAAGGGACATGAACGAAATGACGAGCAAGGAAGTTGTAAACCTGATTGACTGGCTGAAAAAGCAAGGCTTGACGGCGGAGCAGATTCTGGAATGCATCGAATACATCGAAAAGCATGAGCCAGAAAAGAACTAAACCACAGGGGCGGGCAACCGCCCCCACCACAAGAAAGAAAGGGGAACAAAAAATGAAATTTAATATTTACTGTAATTACGGTGTTTTGGGCGCCGAAAAAAGGAACGTTTACACATATGGAGGCGAGCACTTCCATGCTACTTGTAGCGATAGAATGCAAGTGGAGCTCCCGGAAAATCCATGGTTCTCGCTTTACGAGAATAAATTCGGAGAATTAATGGTTGAATCATCTTGGGGCTGGAGATACGACATCAACGATGTTCTTCAAGGGGACGAGAAGCCCTGCTTTTATGCCATCGGAGACGACAAGAAAGGGCACAGAGTATATCTGAAGGAATTGTAAAAAATAAAGAGAACAGGCAAAAAACTTGTTCTCTTTTCTTTTTTTGCCCTTCTTTTTACCATCTCTTTTTTTATCTGTTTTTTCGCTTTTTACCCCTGTTTTTCGTGGCGTTTCGGTGCTGACGGCTCCGGCTTTTGCCAGCTCCAGACCATTCAGAACCGGAAAACAGGCTTGTTTTTGTGCAAAATGAATAACAAACAGCCAGAAACCAGCCTATGGTTACTGGTATTTTCACGATTGATTAGAGGATGCTAACCAGAATAAAACACGGGATCGCAGGCACCGGACGAACATCTGAATCTGTAAATTATATACAATAAAATACAAGAATCGAATTATGAAGTTGTGCATAGTTCCAGTTCTGTATACAGTTTGTATACATAGGTAAGATTAGTTTAGGTAAGGTAAGGGAAGGTAAGGGAAGGAAATACATATAGTGCGAAAATCGCACCGGTGAAAACAGAAAACAAGTTTTTGTTCTTCGAAAAACAGATAAACAAAGCTGTTTTTGATGATTTTCAGATGCTGGAGCCGACAGAATGCACCGGATCACTGATAATCCACAAAATGCGATAAAGATAAAATTTATAGGGTTGACATTGTAAAATCCATGTGTTATATATAAATCAACAACCAAATCCGAATCCAAGAGGTTTGCCCGGCTGCCGATTAGGGGAAAACAAGCCGTTGAATGGATAGGTAGAAGAGCAGGGACGGCAGAAACACAAATAATCGCTCACAGTCCAGTATATGCAGATATTGTATTATATCATGTGTATGCTTGGATTGTGAGCTTTTTATTTGCCAAAATAGGAGGAATGGATCATGGAAAAGGTAAAACAGGAAACAGAAGTATTTGAGAATGATATACAGCTTTATCTGTCCATGTTCCGCGAAGAAAATAATATTGACGATCTGTTTAATATACCTCAAAGTACATGGACTGCTGGGCTTAGATATATTTATAAACATGTATTCCAAGGGACTACTAAACTTAAAAGAGATACCCCGTTAATAGGCAATGGTAATATAGTCTACAATATACCAGATGGTGTTTATGATTATGATAAAGTTAATTATGTATTAGATATATATATCTATGATATGTGCTTAAAATACAACAAAGAAATATCTATGATTGGATTTAGTGCTTTAACTGGTATAGGTGTTGATTTGATATGCGCCTGGGGAAATGGGTATGTAAAACTAAGTCATACCCCTATCGAAATTTACGAAAAATTAAGGTCGTACAGGGAGGAAAGCCTGTCCAATAAGCTGGTAGACGGAAAGAGGAATCCAGTAGGCACAATAGCCGTCCTGAACAGACAATTTGGGTGGGCAAGTCCGTATACTGCGGACAGCAACAGGCAGAAGAGCGCTCCATTGACAGCGGAACAGTTGCCTAAATTGAATGTGAATGACAAGCAATTAGAGGACAAAAGCAATACACAATTCACAAACAATTCAATGGCGCTGGAAAGCCCAGAAAATGGGCATTCTTTCATAGATAAAGACGCGTAGCATGTCGCAAAACAATCATTTTGCGACATGGTGAATGATATACAGTGCAAATTGCATTAAAATACAAATAATTGAACGAGAATTTAATGCAATTAGAGCCGGGAGGGGGTCTGATGGATGGCCCCAGGGTGGCCTACTAAGTCACCCAAATTCCCCCAAAAACAAAAAGCCCCTGTGGAAGTAATAGGGATGTACACCAGAAAGCAGTAAGCCTTAACAGTTTTACTGCTATAACAATAAGGCGAATACCAGAAAGGCAGGTATTGAAGATGAACGGATTAAAGATTTTTGAAAATCCAGAATTTGGAACAGTAAGAACCGTAACAATTAACGGTGAAGATTGGTTTGTCGGAATTGATGTTGCTACTGCGCTGGGGTACCAGAATGGTAGTCGAGACATTAACAGGCATGTTGACAATGAAGATAAAATAGAAATTCCGTTCTTTGACGGAAATCAAACAAGAAATGTTATTGCGATAAATGAATCTGGCATGTATTCAATGATTTTTTGCAGCAAGTTGGATTCAGCAAAAAGATTTAAACACTGGGTTACGTCAGAAGTTCTTCCGACACTCAGAAAAACAGGAAGGTATAATGTTAATTCAAAAATGGATTCTTACCAGATTGAAGATCCTATAGAGCGTGCAAAAAGGTGGATTGAAGAGCAGGAAGAAAAAAACAGGTTGGCAGAAAAAGTTAAAGAGCAAGCGCCGAAAGCTGAATACTTTGACAAACTGGTTGATAGCAAACTTCTGACAACATTCAGAGATACGGCAAAAGAACTTCATATTTCGCCACAGCAGTTCACAAATTGGCTTGCTGAGAATGGATATATTTACAGAGACCGGCACAACATCATCAAACCATATGAGCAGCATAGAAAGAGCGGATTATTCCAGATGAAGGATTTTAAGACACCTGCCGGATACTCAAATGTGCAGACTTATGTAACTGTAAAAGGCAAGGAAACATTTAGACTATTGCTGAGCGTTGAGTGATTGGATGAGGAGGGACAAATAAATGACCGGTAGCGAATATCAGAAACTGGCAATGCGGACAAATGACGGGATGGCAATTAACAGACTGCATGAAGCGACTGCTGAATTTCACACGGAATGCAAAGATTTTGGCGGAATCATAAATGCCTGCCTGGGACTGTCTGGTGAGGTTGGAGAGTTCAATGACATGATTAAGAAGTGGGTGTTCCACGAAAAAGAACTGGACATTGAGCACGCAAAGAAAGAAGCGGGCGATATAGCCTGGTACTTGGCGATGTTATGTGAATCCTTTGGTTGGGATTTGGATGAAATTTTGAAAATGAATGTGGAAAAATTGAAAGCACGATATCCGGAAGGCTTCGATACATACCTTGCAAATCATCGAGCGGAAGGTGATGTATAATGCGAGTGCATGGGAAAGACATAAATGACGAGTGCCAGTTCTGCGAGAAAATCCTTGAATGTGAGTTGTTCAGCCAGGGACACGGAATTCGGCAGGAAAGGACAAACATAGCGAAAATGATGCGTTGCCAATTTGACCATGAGCAGCGGCGCAAAGACAATGGGCTTTAGCCAAGCGGTAAGGCACAGGACTTTGATTCCTGCAGCGCCGGTTCGAATCCGGCAAGCTCAGCTGGGAGAAATCCCACCCGTGTCATTTCACGAGATTCCTTCTACCCACTAGCATGAGCTGATAAAAGGGGAAGTCAAAACTCCCCGGTGGGTTTTGTGAAAATCATCCGGTAATCTCGGTTATCGCTGTTAAAGGCAGCACGCATATGATACTCCTCTCAATAAATGTCAGACAAGACAATAAAATCCGTTCGACAGTCACGTAAGGGCTGGCAGGTGCTTGCATATCACCTAAAACGCCGAAAGGTATATGCAATTCAGGGGAAGATGCAGATATTGGTTGTTCTGCGGCTGACTGTAAATCAGTTCCCATGTGGTAAACAATGGAGGTTCAATTCCTCTCTTCCCCATGTGGTTGGATAGCGCCCAACTAGCAGGTGACTGGCGGATGCCCTGCGAAAATAAAAATAGTCATAAGTGATGCACTGTGTCAGTGCCTTAAATGCGGGCGCACGCGGCTTATGGAAACGCACAATGGAACATAGCTCAGAGGCAGAGCTTTCGGCTTATATCCGAAGAGTCCCGGGTTCGATTCTCGGTGTTCCAATTCCCTTTTGGCGGCGCTGCAAGCTCATGTTGATGTCGTCAAATAGCTTGGCTGTGAGTAGAGATAAGACAAGCCGGTGTATGAGCCAGTCCGGGGCTCACAGTTTATATCCTTGAAGTTGCGGTTATAGTGCACGGCCGTATCAGGGTTTATAGAGGATATGCGCGTTCGTGATGGTATCAGGAATAGGACGAAAACCTATTCTGGGAGTTCGATTCTCCACTTACGTGTTTCTCTCCTTATCACCACTTAGTCTGGTACTACTGCAATAGTTCAGGTCGATTGGTGAAGTATGGATAGCAGTTGCTCATTATCGGTCAACGAAAAACACTTCCATGAGTAGAATTTGCAGATTCAAAAATGGTCGAGCCTTGTTTGGGTCGGGTGGGTTCGACTCCCACGGCAACTGTTTCTGGTATTATCTGGTGTCCGGATCATAATTTGCTGAATAGAAAGCCCAAAATCGATCTTTAGAGCAGGTGAATGACGAGGGCGCCAACCATTGATTATTGACGAAAGGACGGAGAAATGTTTAAAACGATTTGTAATATGTGGATCAGATATAAAACAAGGAATTTTACCAGAATCCCACTGTTTACGATGATTTTTGATTACCGCAAGTATCAGCGACACGGAAAAACTGGAAGCTGCACTTTCTATGTTTACCCAGAAATTGCGCATGATAAATTTGTGAAACAAAAACTGTGTGAAGTTGTTGATTATATCCGTGATAATTATAATCCGGATATTTTTACAAAGATTTGATCGTTTACATGAAAAAAGTGAGGGATAATATGGCCGGAAATGAAAAGAAACTGGATAAAGAAAAATTCATGAAAGCTTATAGATTGTATCTTCAGGGTAAAATAACACAGGCCAAGGCTGCTGAAATGATAGGGTGCAGCATAAAAACATTCTTAAAGTATGCGAATATCATTTTTTTACAGCAGGAGTTGCCCAAAAACTTGTGGAAAAATAAATAAAGATTTTATTACAGCAAGGAGACTTTTCTATTGGTATCTGAAAATCTGAAACAGACAATTCGCGAATACGAAAATTACATACAGAAAAACGGGCTTGATGAAGCGGTAATCGAAGCTTACGCGGAGGCTTGTTCTGTGGCGATAACGAACGAGAGAGACGTAAAATATGGTTTGTCTCTTACTTCCAGGGCAAAAGAAATCACGGAATCCTATTGTATGCAGAAAACCGGAGGAACCATATGGGACTTGGAAAAATACGCATTCAAAAACAAGCAGAGTTTTGAATTAATTGATGTTTTTTACAAAATAATGCTCTTGGAAGCACAGAATAAAGTTGTGGATAGCTATTTCAGATATATTGAGAAAAAAAGAGAGCCGCAAGAAAGGTTCTACATGCCAAGAAGAAAACAACTGGTAAAAATCGGGCTTGTGGACGCGTTGCAGGGAATGATCGATGATAAATATGACATTCTTTGCATAAGCCTTCCCCCAGGAACTGGAAAGACCAGCGCAGAGAAGTTTTTTGCCACGGCAGTTATCGGCTGGTACCCAAGGGATTTCAATTTGTTCTATTCCCACAGTAGCGATATTACGAGAATGTTTTATGACGGGACTCTTGATATTGTCACAAACACGGATGAATATACGTGGAGTGAAATTTTTCCGAAATATTTTGTAACGAGAACTGATGCAAAAATGGAACAGTTCAATATTGGGAAATATAAGCCGTTCCCATCCTTGCAGTGTACTTCTGTCGGAAGTAAAAATGCAGGTAAAGTCCGCGCCTCTAAATTTCTTCTGGTAGATGATATGATTGGAGGAATTGAAGAAGCGCTGAATCCATTGATTCTGGAAAAGCTCTGGAATAAATATGCTGTAGACGCCAGGCAAAGAAAGATACAGGATACGAACGGGAATAACTGCAAGGAGATACATATCGCAACGAGATGGAGCGTGCAGGACGTGATAGGACGAATACAGAATATGTACGCTGGAAATCCGCGCGTTAAAGTGATCTCCGTTCCTGATGTCGACCCCGAAACGGGAGAGAGCAATTTTGACTACGAATTTTCTGGATTTACAAAGGAATTTTTTGAGGATCAGGAATTGCTCATGGACGACATATCATATCAATGTCTGTATAAGCAGCAGCCGATCGAAAGAGAAGGATTAGTTTTCCCGGAGGACAAGATTAGAAGATATCTCAATTTACCACACGGAGAACCAGAGATCATAACTGCACAATGCGATACCAAGGGGAAGGGGACTGATTTTTTCGTTCTTCCTGTCCTGCAGAAATACGGTGAAGATTACTATTGCGTAGATGCTGTTTGCGACAATACAACCGACTATGAGTTGCAATACGAAAATGCGGCAGATGTATTGGTCAATAACAAGGTTATGGAGTGCGAATTTGAGAGAAATGCCGGAGGGGACAGAGTTGCGATGGAAGTAAACAAGCGTGTTGAGGCCAAAGGCTGGATATGCAATATTACGGATACACCGACAGAGACAAACAAGGAAGCGAGAATTTTCCAGTGTTCCAGCTGGATATTGCAGCACGTCGTTTTCAAGGACGAATCCATGTATACCCCTAAGGAACCCTATGGAATTATGATGTCTTTGCTAAAGAGGTATTCAGCGTCCGGAAAAAAGCAGCTGGATGACGTTCCGGATGTTTTTTCAAACTTTGCAATCCGTATTACTTCCGGTAACAGGGTGGCAAAAGTAGAAGCTGTGGTAAACCCGTTTAGGAGGTATTGATATATGACGACAAAGGAATATCTTGGAAAAATAAGAAGATATGACAGGATGATATCAAATAAATTGGAGGAAATACAAAATTTCAGAAACCTTGCGACTACCATATCAACAAATACGGGAAGTGAGCGAGTGCAGGCATCAAGAAACAAAGATAAGCTTGGATCATACGTGTCAAAGATCGTTGACATGGAAAGAGAGGTTGACGATATGATTGACCAGCGATATGAAATTGTAAAGCAGATTGAATCGCTGGATGATAGCAGGATGTATGATGCTCTTGCGCAAAGATTCATCCTTGGAAAAGAGTTGAAATCTATAAAGCTTGATGGAATATGTTCCGAAAAGCACACTAAAAGGATTTTCTACAATGCGATTGGAGCTTTTGCTGAAAAATATAAAGATTTATACGCAGAAAAAGTCGGTAATGTCCCCTGATGTCCCCCAATGTCCAAATAAAGAGTATTTACCATGGTTATACGATATTATATAATATGCTTGTAAAAATGTTGTTTCATCTATGCACCCCTTTCTTGGAGCACCGCCAAAAGGCGGTGCTTTTTGTTGGAGAAAAGAGGTTTTTATGGAATATACGCCGAAAACAATCTATTGCCCGTCATGCGGAAGGAAAGTAGCCACATGGGACGGAAGGGCGAGGACAAATATAATTTCGAAGTGTAAAAAGTGTCAGAAAAAAATTGTTTTTTGGCCATCGAATTATAAAACGGAAATAAAGGATCTGCCAAAAAGAAATTGTTCGTCCGGCATGACGTATTTATAGGTGAATTTATGGATTTTGGAAGAAATACGATGTCTTTTCAGGACCTTGTTAAGGGGGCCTATGGAAGAAAAATTGCATATACAGATGCCGAGCAAATCACGCCTGAGAATGTGGTAAGAGTTGTTGGAAAGTGTATAGGCGCTTTTAACGAGAACAGGATCGCGATCCGATACTTGTGGAAATATTTCAAGGGAGACCAGCCGGTTTTGTACAGAACAAAGGTCAGCAATGAGGATATTATAAACAAAATTGTTGAGAATCATGCATATGAGATTGTTCAGTTTAAAGTAGGGCAGACATACGGAGAGCCGGTGCAGTTTATAAGTCGTAAGGATGATGAGCGGATAAATAAATCCGTGGATGAGTTAAATGACTTTATGTCGGATGCCAATAAACAGGAAAAGGACATAAAGTCTGGGGAGTGGCAATCTGCGACGGGAACATCTTTTAAGGCTATTCAGAGAAAAAATGGAGATGTGCCACTTAGAATTGTATCTCCAAGCCCGCTAAATACGTTTGTAATTTACAACAGAGGTACGGAAGAACCAATTTTGGCTGTGCAGGAATTAAAAGATGAAAACGGGCAGTGTTACAAATTGGCATTTTCCAACACCATGTCATTTAAGATTGTGAACAGCAACGTGGTTGAAAAAAAGCTTCATACTTATGGGGAAATTCCAATCGTGGAGTATCCCAATAATCACGAGAGAATTTCTGATATAGAGCTTGTAATATCTATGCTGGATGCAATTAATAATATGCAGTCCAATAGAATGGACGGAATTGAACAGTTTGTGCAGGCTTGGATTAAATTTGTGAACTGCGAAGTTGATGAAGAACAGTTTGCAAAGATGAAAATGAACCGGGCTTTAGTGGTAAAGTCTATAAACAAAGATAATAAGTCCGATGTGGATGTTATGACGCAAGAGCTGAACCAGACGCAATGTCAGGTGGCAAAGGACGATCTTTGGGACAATGCCCTTTCTATTTTGGCGATTCCTACAAAACAGAGCAATACAGGCGGAGATACACAAGGTGCCGTTCAGCTTCGTAACGGATGGGATTTTTCAAAAACACGGGCGAAGCTGAAAGACCCTATTGTAAAATCCGCAGAAAAGAGATTGGCAGTTGCAACACTTAACACTCTTAGATTGGCCGGACATGATTTGAAATTGTCGATTCGAGATTTTGATGTCCAGATTAATCATAGCCCGCAAGATAATATGTACACCAAGTCACAAACTTTGCTGCAGCTTATGCAATGTGGAATCCATCCCCTGGTTGCAATCAAGACTGTCGGGTTGTGGGGAGATGCGGAAAAAACATTCTTGCTTTCAAGACCGTATCTGGAAAATCTCTGGAAGACTATTGATGATGTGGAAGAACAGGAACGAAAGGCACAAGAGATTGTAGCCAATATTCAGAAAAATGGAGGTTCCCAGAATGAAGTATGATTATAAAGTAACGCAAGACGGACATACATATGAGCCTGGAACCAATGTGCCGGATATGGGAAGTGTGATTTGCATTAAATCAGAAGGCAATAAGAGAGATTATGTTTTCCTTGCAGAAGATACCGACAAACTTCCGACCTATAATGACCTGTTAAGTGGAAGTAGCGCCTTGTGCGTGGATGAGGGGATAGTTTATGTTTACGAACGAACAACAAAGAAATGGTATCAGCAGGGAGCGTAAAAATGAATATTGTCAATGATATTTTAGTCAATACCCTTTTTACTGATACGGATTTTGTACAGACGCTAGAAATGAATAGTGTTGTCCCGAAGTATGTCGAAAACCAAGAAAAAGGGAATCCGTCCGTTTGTAAAAACTGCGCAGAGGCACCGTTAAAGGATTTACACATTTACGGCAGGAGCGAGCAGATGACAACGACAGGGGCGCAGCTGCTGGATTTGGATGCAATAAGTCTTGCAACAGGGGGCGGAGCAACGAGCAAGCGATTGGATGATGGCGGCTTTTTGGTGGACGGGACACCAAAGAAAGCATATGAACAATACACAGAAAAGATTGCAATTAATCTTGCCCCGGGAACGTACTTTGTTAGTGGCGGAAGATACGCAGATGGATGCGCTGTGGCTCAAATCAATATTTTAAATGCAGATGGAACCAAGAAATATAAAAGTAATGCAAGTTTCGATGTATTGGGGACGGAACAAGAGATTACATTGATTATACAGTCGGTTTCTGAAAAACCGATCAACAATTATAAAATCTATCCCATGATTAATTCCGGTTCCGTAGCCTTGCCATTTGAACCATACACAGGCGGCAAGCCATCCCCGTCCCCAGAGTATCCGCAGGAGATTGTGAATGCTGGAAAAGATGGGAACTTGAATGTGATGGTGAGAGGAAAGAATTTACTTGAATTGACCGACACTAAAGTCCAAAACAACAATTTAAAAATTGACATTAATAAAGGGAGTATAACGTTTAGCGGCACTGCTGATGGTGCAAGTTTTATTCATAAAATTAAAGATTTTGTGGTACCGAGAGATGGAATTTATACAATTAGTACAAATAGTGACGATAGCATCAATGAATCTCCTAGAATTTTAATTTCTGTAAATGGTGCGGCACTTGAAAATGCGTTTGCAGGGGTGACAAAAGAACTGTCTACAGGAAGTGTCATATCATTATATATAAGAGTCAGTGCTGCTGGTTCCTATAACGGTAGAATGATTAAACCGATGATAGAAAAAAATTCTGAAGGCACTGTCTACGAACCCTACCATGAGCCACAATCCATGCCCGTCACCACGCCAAACGGCCTGCCCGGTATCCCGGTCGCTTACGGAGGCAACTATACCGATGAGAATGGCCAGCAGTGGATATGTGACGAGGTGGATCTCGGACGGGGAGTGTATGTGCAGAGAATCGCAAGTTTCGTGATTAACGCTAAAAATGCAAATGATATTTTTGTCACGAATTTATATACGCACGTTACTGTTGCTGTAAACGCTCGTATCCGTACTCCTGAGGAAACGAGCAATTCTTTGGAGGTGAGAAGCAATAGAAACCTGTTTTGTGAAGCGTTACCATGGATAGCAGATGAGTGGTCTAGCACTGTAAACTCGATGGGTTTTGTTGAAAATGGTATGGTTGATTTTACAGTAGAAAACTCTTACTTAGGGCTAAATGCAGCAAGTACCAACGATGAACGAAAAGCTGCACTAGTGAAATACTTTACAGATAAACCTTGCCAAATTATATACAGAATCGCCACTCCCATCGAAACCCCTCTCACTACTGCTGAGATTGCGGCCTACAAGTCCTTGCGAACTTACAGAGGCACTACGTTTGTGGAGGCGGAAGATAAGGCGGGGATATCTGTGAAGTATAATATGCCAATGCCAAAGTTGAGTAAAAATGGGGCTTTGCGTAGATGGTTCAAAAGACACCCTATAATTTGACGATAAAAAACAATTTCGTTTTTTGACAGAGTTGTTTTTTATTTTATAAAAACCTGCACCTATGCGGTAAATAGGAGGCTCAGCAGGAGCGACCTGCGATATCAAAAGCGTGAGTAATGGAGGTAATTTTTATGACAAGAGAACAAATTTTAAAGCTTTTTCCGGATGCGACGGATGATCAGATCACGAACCTGTTAAATCAGAGCAATGGCGAGCTGGCAAAGGAAAAAGAAAAAACAAAGGTTTATAAAGCAGACGCAGAAAAAGCGGCGGATCTTCAGAAAAGGATTGATGAATTGGAGGCCGGTAATCTTTCTGAGGTTGAGAAGGTTAACAAGGCGCTGGAAGAAGCAAATAAGACAATTGCTGACTTACAGAAGAACAACGCCATTAGAGATCAGAGAGAGGCTGCAATGACCAATTTCAAGATTACCGCTGAACAGGCCAAAGCGGTTGTGAAAGATGATGGTAGCCTTGACTACGCTGAACTTGGGAAAATTATGTCAGACAAAGAAACTGCTGCTGCGCAGGCCAAAGAAAAGGAAATCGCTGGAAATCAGGATAATCCGAACGGAGGAGGCGCAGGTGGAGATAAAAAAACGGATGCTGAAAAAACAGCAGAGGCAATTGGGAAGACCTTATCCGGTTCCAATAAAGCGGCTGAATCTATTGTAGAAAGTTACTTGAAGTAGTAAGGAGGAAAAAATGAAGTTTAAAGAGTCAACTGTGACCATGCAGAAAGAAATTCTGAAAAGACGGCTGGGTGGAGAGCTTTTCGAGGAAATTACCCTTGATTCCACTGCATTCACGAATAGTGTTTGCAAAGCAGGTAACCCTATTGACGCTACTGGGAAAAAAGTAAATGCAGCGTCTTCTGACGGAACTGCTGTTGGAATTTTGCTGACAGACGTATACGATTCCAACCCGAACGGAACAATCGTAAAGGCTTTTGCTTGTGTAAACGAAGCGAATGCAAACGCAAATGCAGGAATTACGATTGCGGCAGACGTGAAAACAGCACTGCCCCTTATCGTGTTTGAATAATTACCGTAAGAACTATCGGTAGAAAGCGAGGAAATAATGAACATTAGAGATGCTTATACATCAAAGGCGATTGCGCTTGTCAATACTGAAGTGGCAAGCAACCGGATTGCGTACCTTGGTGCCGGACTGTTCCCGGCAAAAAAGAAAATGGGACTTGACCTGAAATGGATCAAGACTTCTAAAGGGCTGCCGGTATCCCTGTCACCGTCCAATTTCGACGCAGTGTCCACTCTGAGAAGCCGTGAAGGATTCAAACTGACAGAAACAGAAATGGCATTCTTCAGGGAGTCCATGCTGGTAAAAGAAGCAGACGAGCAGGAAATCATGAGGGTTAAGGACAGCACAGATCCATACGCAGCGGAGGTTCTTGGCAGAATCTTTGACGATGCCAATACCCTGGTTAATGGAGCGAACGTTGTTCCGGAAAGAATGATTATGCAGCTCCTGGCACCGAGCGACGGATCTCCGAAGATTTCCATTGAGGCAAATGAAGTAACCTATGCCTACAACTACGACCCGAACAGCACATACAAGACAAAGAACTTTGCGAGTCTTACAACCGATACTGACAAGTGGTCAGACACTACGAATTCCGACCCGATGGATGATATTGCAACAGCACTGGATGCAGTAGAAGCAGAAACTGGCGAGCGCCCATCCATTATGATTGTGTCCAGAAAGACCATGGACTATCTGAAGCAGAACGCAAAGATCAAGTCCGCAATTCTGGCTCAGAACACCACAGCGACCGTGTTCATGAATGACAACCGGGTAAAGGAAGTATTTTCTAATGAGCTGGGAATCAGAATCATCGTGTACTCTAAGCAGTACAAGAAAGAGGACGGTACAGCTGCAAAATTCTATCCGGACGGATTTGCAACATTGATCCCGGATGGAGCGCTGGGAAATACCTGGTATGGAACTACACCGGAAGAGAGAACTCTTATGGGAAGCGGAGAGGCGGATGTATCTATCGTAAATACAGGAGTTGCGGTAGCTGTAACGACTACAAGTGACCCGGTTCATACAAAGACAACGGTTTCCGAGATTGTTCTTCCGTCCTATGAGAGAATGGACAGCACTTATGTAATCAAGTGCTACTAAGGAGGGGATCCCAATGAAATTTGACTATAAAGTTAAATACAAAGGGAGATGGTATATTCCAGGTGAAGAGATTGAAGAGGAAAAAGAAGAGGCGGTAAAGTTCGCCTCTATGACTTTTGACAAGCCATTTACAAAGACGGAAATCAACAGAATGAGAACCGATGCGCTTAAGGCTCTTGCAGCTGAGAATGATGTGCCTGGGTATGAAGAAATGACTGGGTCTTCGCTGAAAGAATATTTCATTAATCTGTTTGAACTTTAGGGAGGTTTCTTATGGCATATACGATTTTGGAGCAGGTAAAAATCCGGCTCGGCCAATTTCATATTGAGGAATCGGACGGCGCCGACAAGACCGTGTTCGACCATAAGGAAGATGACCCGAGAATTCAACAACTAATTGACCAGGCGACACAGGAAGTAACAAACAGGCGAGATTACCCGGAAAGCTATACGCAGGAACGGATTGACGAGGATATGAAGAAATACGAGGGAGTAATCGTAAATCTGGCTGTGTATGACCATTCCCAGGCTGGAGAGGCTTTCATGGCGTCCTATACAGAGAATGGAGTAAGCAGGAACTGGAAGGACCGTGACAGTCTTTTCACCGGGGTGTTCCCGTTTGTGAAAATTTTATAACCTATCCGCCACGTGCGGAAAAGGAATCTGATTTTTGCAAGGCAAATATCGGTTTTAGAAGATTGCGCGTTACCAATTTCGTGAGGTCACGAAAAAGGTAGCAGGGACGCACTTTAGGCGGCGGTGGGCTGTGCGTAAATAAAAATGCAGGAGATATAAATGAAAGACTTTTTATTACAGACATACATCATAGTCCTTCCAATTTTTCTGGGCTATATCGTCTGGCTTCTGCAACAGCAGAAAAAGGATAGAGACGCAAACAGCAAGGGAACGATGCTTCTTTTGCGTGTGCAATTGATTGAGTATCACGATAAATACGTTAAGTTAGGCGAGATTCCGTCATACGCATTTGACAATTTTGTTGAAATGTATAATGCCTACCATGCTTTGGGCGGAAACGGAATGGTAACAAAAATGTATAACGAGATACAAGAATTACACTTAAGAAACGGAGGAAAAGTATAATGGACATCATGCAAATTGGAACATCTTTGGCAATTATCGTGATTTGCTATCTGATTGGACTTGGAGCAAAGGCTATGGAGAATGTAAAAGATAATCTGATCCCGGTAATCGTAGGAGTGGCAGGCGGCATCCTGGGAGTGGTTGGATTGTATGTTATGCCGGAGTTCCCTGCAAGCGACATCATGACTGCTATTGCGGTCGGAATTGTAAGCGGCCTTGCAAGCACAGGAGTGAATCAGATTTATAAGCAGGTAAAGAAGGATGCTTGACATCAATAAGCAGAGGATGAAATATTCCCGGCACGGCCAGAGAGTCACCATTTACGAAAGGGACGATGATGGAGAAATCAAGTACTACGTGGATGGTGACGGGAATAAGATTCCGCTGATCGCCGATGAAAAAATCGGATATTCAGAGCCAAAGGAATTCTATGCCAATATCAGCAATAAACTGAGCGAAGTATTGGTAAAAGAGTTTGGTATTGATGATTCAAGCACTTACGTGCAGATCGTCACGGACAAAGGATATTTGCCGCTAAAAGCCGGAGATCTGGTCTGGAAGAAGTCAGAGGTAGAATTTGATTCAGACAATCTCCCGGAGCCTACATCGGCGGATTACACCGTTAAGGGCGTAGCTGACGAGGGATTGACCGTGGATCTGTATTTGCTTCAGAAGACAATAAAGTAAAATATGGGAAAGAAAAAAATATCAATGGAGTTGTCGGGGCGCTCAATAAAAGATGCAATTCGAGAACTGGAAGATTACAAGCAGGAACTTATAGAAAAATGCCGATTACTGGCCGAGAAGCTGGCTGAAAAGGGTGTAGAGATTGCAAAAATGAAAATTGCAAGCTATGATGCTATTTATACCGGTGAGCTTCTTGGAAGTATCAACAGCGAACCAGGAGCCGTTGTTAAAGACGGCGCTTCATGGATAATTTACACAGACTGTCCATGGGCGAAATTTGTTGAGTTCGGGACAGGAACTGCAGGAGCGCAGCATCCACATCCTAATCCGTCCATAGAGGGGTGGAAATACGATGTGAATGACCATGGTGAAAAGGGGTGGTTCTATTTCCGGGATGGTGAATGGCATTGGACAAAGGGTATGCCATCCAGGCCATTTATGTATGAGACCGGAATGGAATTAATGCAGGCAATCACAGTAGTGGCAAGAGAGGTGTTTGGATAATGACGAGAGATAATCAATGGGCCTTTGATTTGGAAACGAAGATTTTCTCTGTTATCAAATCGAGAGTTGAAGAAAAAATCAAAGTGAAATATCCAAACGCATACCTGACAAATATTTCCAAAGCGGCTGCGAAAGCAACGTTCCCGACAATTTATATTCACGAGATGCCTGGGGCTGAGATGGGGGCTGACCTGGAAGGGGTGTCCGTAAACGGAATCCGAGAAACATTCCAAGTGGACATAACCACAAACACAAGCCAGAGCGACGCAAAAAGAGTTATGTCGATTGTGGCTGATGAATTCAAAAAAATGAGATTCCAAATTACGTCAATGCCGGAATTTGGAGATACAGGGGATACATACAGAAGCACGGCGAGATTTAGCCGGGTAATAGGAGCAAACGACATATTGTAAATACGAAAGAAGAGAATGTTCTCTTCTTTTTTTGTGCAATTAAGGAGGTATATGTATGGCAGCAGCAGGAGTCTCCACGCTTGGAATTACGTTCGGATACGGAACGGAAGCAACAGCTGGGGCAAAACCAACGAGTTTCAAACAACTGACAAGAATTAATACGATTGCAGGCATTACTGTAGAGCCAGAGCAGATTGATGCGTCTGCGTTGGAGGATGCAATCACGAAGTATATAAAGGGAAGAGCAGACACCGGAGGATCTTTCCCTGTAACGGTAAACTTAACGGATGACACAAAGAAAGAGTGGGTGGCACTTATAGACGCGTACAAAGCGCTTTCTGGTGGAAAACGCATGTGGTTTGAAACAATCGTCCCGGGATTCGAAGATGCATTTTTTGTTATCGCACAGCCGCCGGAGCAAATTCCGCAGCCGGAGTTCAATCAAAATGAGCTCCTTACGGTAGAAATGAATCTTACGATTGAGGATTATAAGGGAATGGATGCAAAGGTGGCATTTACACCGGGGGAATAAATAGTCAGTCACTCTATGGCGGTGAGGCCGAAGTGACTGGCTATAATTCTATGACGGCCTTACCGGAAGTTGAAAATTACTTATAAAAGAGCGGGCGCTCTTCGGGGCGCCCTTTCCCATAATGAGTATGGGGGAAAGGGAACAATATGACCACAATTAAAATCGGAGAAAAAGAATTCAATATTAAATATGGGTATGAGGCAACCGTAAAGAACGGGATTATCAAAAAACTGGTTTCCCTTGGAGAGGAAAATGGAAACATGGAGTCTATTGAAAAGATTCTTCTCCTTCTGCCAGAGCTTCTTCTGGCCGGATTGCAAAAATATCACGCAGATGAGTATGGATTTGACTATAAAAATTCGGATCAAAAGGAAAAACAGATGGCAAAGGTATATGCGCTTCTGGATGAGTATTTCGACGGAGAAGATGGAGACGTAGAAAAATTGTTTGGAGATTTGCAGAATGAGCTCCTTGAAAACGGTTTTTTATCAAAAATCCTCCGAAAGGAGAGAGAGAAGAAAACAGGAAAGGGAGAACAGGAAAAAGAGAAGAACTAACCTGGGAATCCTATTGTGAGAAAGTAAGGCCATATTGGCTCATGGTGACAAAGGGATACGGATTTAGCGTATCTGATATTGATGCATCGTGCCCGTCGGATTTAAAGCCGTATGAAAATGCGTATTCTATGGAAAGAGAGCGGCGGGATGCGGAAATGTGGCTGTATTGGGGAAGCTACGGGCTTTCTGCCGTCATGGTCGCAATAGAACGAAACCTGGCGGGAAGAAAGGCAAAGGGAAAATACTTGGAAAGCCCTGTTTTATCTGGGAAAGAAGTAGAAAATAGTGAACTGGAATTGCAAAAGCAAAGAATCATGTTCATGGAAAAATTAAAGATGATGCAAACAAACTTTGAATTGAGCCATCCAAAAAATGAAAATAATTCGAGGGAAGATAAATGAATTTAAAGGGAATTGATGTTTCTTATCGTAACGGTGCGATTGATTGGAAAAGAGTAAAAAATTCCGGTGTTGAATTTGTCATTATCCGCGCTGGATATGGAAAGAAAACAATGGATAAAAAATTCACGGAAAATATCGTCGGAGCATTAACGGCTGGAATTCGCGTCGGAATTTACTGGTTTATATATGCCAAAGATACAGAGGAAGCGGTTTTGAATGCTCTTGCTTGCCATAGCATTATTAGCGGCTACAAAGATTCCATTGATATGGGAGTTTGGGCAGATTGGGAGTATGACTCTGATAAAAGAAATCCGCAGACGAAGTCGACAAGAACAGAGATTGTAAAGACGTTTTGCGAGACGTTAAAGGAGCGCGGGTGGAATGTGGGGGTATATGCAAACCCGGATTATCTGAACACAAAATTTGGAGACTTGAAAAGCTACCCGCTTTGGCTGGCAAAATACAGCGCAAGCAAGGGAAACTACGACCCGGATATTTGGCAGCATACCAGCAAAGGAACCGTGCCTGGAATCAACGGGAATGTTGACATGAATATCATGTACAGAGAGATTTCGCAAGGAAAAGAAGACGGAGTGTTTAAAAATCCGTACCCGGAACCACAGAGATTGCTTTACAAAAAGCTTGTTCCAATGCGTGGCGACGACGTAAAGTGGTTACAGACCGAACTGATTAGGCATGACTGCTTAAGCGCCGTCAACAAAAAAGGGAAAAGTAATGTGGATGGGATCCTTGGGAAATATACATCTGATGCGATCATTGCTTTTCAGACAAGGGCTGGAATCGGTGCTGACGGTATATGTGGAAAGGTCACAAAAGAACATTTGAAGAAATAGGAGCAGGAGCAGTAAGTGTCAAAGCTTACTGCTCTTTTTTATAGGTGAGGTGGGAAAATGGCAGCGGTAGACACATTAGAAATTGAAATTAAGACCACTCTTGATGATGTCACGAAAAAACTTGATGGTGTTATTCAAAAATTGGGAATCGTGTCAAAAGAACTCTCATCTATCAGAGGAGTTAGCAACTTTAAAGACATATCACAATCTGCGAAAGATGCGTCTAAAAGTATCGGAGAAATGGGAAGTCAGTTGAAGCAAGCTGGAAAATCCATGAATCCGCAATTAAAAAAAGCATCAAAGTCACTCGATCAGATACGGGAGCAATACAAAGATCTTGGAAAAGGGTTTGAACTAAAAGGCTCCTCTGACTATTTGCAGAAACAAATTGATTCGCTGTCGAACAGTCTTGAAAAGGCAAATCTCAGAAAAAAGGAATTAGAGGCCGCTGGAAAAACCGGTGGGGCAACTTATGAAAATGCAATAAAGAATGTTATTAAGTACGAAAACCAGATTGATAGCCTAAAGAAAAAGTTGTCAAGTCTGAATGATGGATGGAAACCCCAGAATAATTTTCCTATTAGCGGTATGGTTGCGGAAAACGAAAAAACCGCAGGATCTGGAGAAATATTCACGGAGGATACAAAAGAGTATCAAAAAAGAGTGGCGTCCATCTTAGAGAGTATGCCAAAGCCTGAAGTAGAGATTGCGGTGCAAGGAGAAGAAGCTGCAGAAGGAAAATTATCCTTATTTAGAGAAGCAATAAATAGGATTGAGGATGCATGGCTTGCATTCCAGGATAAACTCACTTTGAAAACAGGGTGGAAAGAAGAGATTGATGATTCTGCGGGGAAAATGTCTTTATTAGCATCATCGGTTCAAATGATTAAAGATGCATTTGAATCTGCGATTTCTGGTATAAAAAAATTCGCTTCTGCTTTAAAGAAAATTGGCTCTGCCGCTGGGAAAGCCTTTTCCATGATGAAAACCATAACAGCAACGGTTTTGGGGATGCAAGGGTCTATTTTTAAGTCGAAATCGGCTTCAAACGGTCTTACAAATTCTTTTTCTGGTGGAATAAAAACTTTATTAAAATACGGTCTTGGCATCAGGAGCCTGTACGTACTTTTCAACAAGCTTCGCAGTGCCATTGTAGCAGGAATGAACAATCTTGTTCAATATAGCTCTGAGACAAATTCCAGTGTGTCACTGCTATCAAATTCCATGTTGCAACTGAAAAATTCAGCAGCAGCAATGGCGGCACCGCTGTTAAATGCAATCGCTCCAGCGCTGAACCAGATCATACAGCTTTGCATAAGCGCTGCGAATGCGATTAACCAGTTGATATCCTCGCTTACTGGAAAGGGAACATGGATTCGCGCAAAAAAGCAGACAAACAACTATGCAGCAGGGTTAAAGAAAACTGGTTCATCTGCTAAAAAAGCCGCGAAAGATATACAGCTTAGTGTATTAGCTTTTGATGAATTGAATCAGTTGACTTCTAATAAGGACAATGAAGATTCGGGAAGCGGTGGCTCCGGCGGAGGTGCTGGCGGAGCGGGAATGTTTGAGACAGTTCCGATTGATGAAGGGATTTCAGACTTTGCCCAACAGTTAAAAGATGCATTTAACAATGCAGACTGGAAAACATTCGGAACACTGCTCGGGGAAAAGGTCAATGAAGCGATCGATTCTGTGGACTGGAATGGAATTGGTTCTAAGATTGGATATTGGTTCAATGCAGCCGTTCAAACTGCATACTGGTTTTTAGATACAATCGATTTCAACAAAATAGGAGTTCACTTTGGCGAACTGATAAATGGCGCGTTTTCAGAAGTTGATTTTTCTTATGTAGGTGCAATTTTAGCAAAAAAAACACTCATTATATTCGACCTTATCATAGGAGCAATTCAAGGAATTGACTGGGGACTTGTAGGAAAAAGCATTAGCGACTTACTTAAAGGCGCATTCGATGAGTGGACGAAATGGCTGCAAGGTTATGATTGGGCCGATCTTGGCGCGCAATTATACCAAAAGGTAAAAGATCTTATCACCGGAATCGATTGGGCAGGACTTGCAACAAGTTTTTATACGTTTTTAGGAACGGCTTGGGGATCTGCGATTTCTCTTATTTATGGATTTATTTCCAATTTGTGGAAGGATATAACGGCATACTTTTCATCTTACGTGACAAATGATGATGGAACAAAAAAGATAGGTCTTGATTGGGTGGCTGGAATATTAAAAGGGATATGGGACGGGGTTAAGAACATATTTTCTTGGATTAAGACAAATGTATTTCAACCGTTTATTAATGGATTCAAATCTGCATTCGGAATCCATTCTCCCTCAACTGTTATGGCGGAACAGGGAGGATATATCATAACCGGACTTCTGAATGGAATAAAAGAAGGATTTGGGAAAGTAATATCTTGGATTGGAAACTGCTTATCTGGCATCAGGGACACCATTAAGGATAAATGGGATAGCATAAAAACTGATGCAAAAGAGAAATTCAGCGATATAACCGAAAATATATCCAGTAAATGGAAAGAAATAAAAGAAAACACGTCTTCGACATGGAGTGATATAAAATCAAACTTGGACACAAAGTGGAATGCGCTAAAAAGCAATGCCGGAAGTACGTGGGGGAACCTGAAGAACACTATATCTACAAAGTGGGCGGATATCAAATCCGATACAAGTAGCGTATGGTCAGGGCTGGTTGACAATCTGAAAAAAAGTTGGGAAGCGATGGGAATCAACGCATCTAGTTCTTTTTCAGATATAAAAGAAAAAATATCGGACAACATAGGAAAGGCGAGAGATGCTGTGAAGGATGGAATTGACAGAATGAAAGGCTTCTTCAATTTCCACTGGGAACTCCCGAAAATCAAGCTGCCGCATTTCAACATTAGTGGTTCGTTTTCCTTAAGGCCACCAAGAGTTCCGTCGTTCTCTGTTGACTGGTACAAGACAGGAGGTTTGTTCAGTGACGCATCGGTTATTGGTGTCGGAGAGGCTGGTTCAGAGGCTGTCCTTCCGTTGGAAAACAGAAGGACAATGTCTATGATCGCCGACAGCATCATGGGAAATTACGGGTATGGAATGGATGAAGATAAGCTTGCAGAGGCCGTAGAGCGTGGCGTGGCAATGGCGCTGATGAACAATCAGTATGGAGACCGGCCGATAAATTTGTACGCAGAATTGAAAACAGAGGACAATGAGGTTCTGGCTCGGGCCGTGTCCAAGGGACAAAGAAGTATAAATAGAAGGTACAATCCAACACCGCAGTTTGGATAAGGGCGAGGGAAACTTCGCCTTTTTTATCTATAGAGGTTTCTACTGCTTTTGTGGAGGTTTTACATGGCAGATGTGATGATTATTGTTGATGGGAAAAACATACCATGTCCATCATCATTTACATATGGACTACAGGACGTATCGGCTTCGGAATCAGGGAGAACAGAGGATACCACAATGCATAAGAACCGTGTTGGGCAAAAAAGGAAATTAAGCCTTTCATGGGCGTCGAAAGATTGGAAAACAACTTCTGAAATCCTGCAAGCATTCAACCCTGAGTATATTACGGTGACATACCCAGACATGCTTTCTGGAACATACGAAACAAGAAAGTTTTACGTAGGGGATAGATCGGCGCCGGTAAAGCTTTGGTGGGTTGGTAAAAAACTGATCGAATCTATATCATTTGATGTAATCGAGGTGTGATATGCAGAACATTTCCGATAAATTCAAAGAACAATTGAATAAAGGGAACAGAAATTATAATGCCTATGTAGATATTACGCTTTCGGATGGGACAGTTTTAAATATAACCAATTCAGATATATGGCAAGGTTCTTTTTCTATCGAGGATTCCGTTTCTGGTGATTCAGAGTTTCAAATAGGATCGGCGATCATAAACAAATTTTCGGTAAGCTTGAACAATATAGAGGAAAAGTTTTCCAAATATGATTTTTATGATTCGAAAGCGGCAGTTTACATTGGAATGGAATTTGAAGATGGGACGGTTGAAAAGATCAAAAAAGGTGTGTTTAATGCAGACGAGGTAAAACACAACGGGGAACTCGTATCTCTTACCCATCTTGACAATATGGTAAAATTTCAGAAAGCGTATTCTGAAAGCAAACTGCAATACCCGGCTACTAGAGCGGAAATTTTGAGAGATGCTTGCGAAAATTGCGGCGTAATCTTGAAAACAGTAACCTTTGACGGAAGCGACCTGGTAGTGCAATCCAGACCATCTGATGAAGCACTGACTTTTCAACAAGTTGTGGCATGGGTGGCGCAGCTGTCCTGCAAATGGGCAAGGTGCGATAAAGACGGGCAGTTGGAATTGATTTGGTGCGATCAGGAAAATTTGCTTGCAGATGAACCAGACGAGAAATCATATCACAACATTGATGCGTCACATTTGATGGGCGCGCCGTCTTTGGAAGAATCTGACGTTGAAATCACGGGAGTAAAAGTGATTCCGACGGAAGGAGATTCTGTTGGTTTTTACGGAGAGACAGGGTATGTCTTATCTGTGGAACAGAATGATTTGATAGAAGAATCGGATGTACATACAATAGCGTCTTCACTCGGGCAAAAGCTGGTCGGGTTAAAATTTCGCCCAATGGATGCAGCTTCATTGAGCAATCCGGCCATAGAAGCGGGCGACATTATGATCGTCACAAACAGAAAAGGTTCCGTGTACCGTGGAATCATTACGAGCACGGTTTTTGCGCTGGGAAGTTCACAGACATTGACGTGCGGAGCACAATCTCCCGGTGAAAAGAAAAGTGTCCAATATTCTGAAACGACTAAGAACTATATTGCTATTAAAAAGGCTTTAAGAGCAGAAAAAACAGAAAGAGAAAAAGCGGTAGAGGATCTTGCTGGAAAGCTTGCGGATAGCTCCGGCATGTATTCTACTTCAGAAATTCAGCCGGATGGTAGTACGATATCATATCTGCATGACAAACCAACGCTTAAAGAATCTAAAAACGTGATAAAGCTTACATCGGATGCCATCGGGGTATCGAATGATGGAGGAAAGACATATCCGTATGGGTTCACTTTAGATGGAACAACAATAACGAGATTGCTTTATGCGGAAGGGATTAACGCGGATTATATTGATGCTGGATCCATACAGGTGAAAGATGGCTTAGGTAATGTTATTTTCCTTGTGGATTTTGATACCGGGAATGTAGTTATAAATGCGCAAAGCATAAGTATTGGTGGTCAGTCGGTAGCTACAAAAGAAGATGTTGAAAAAGCCAAGTCTCTGGCCGTTACATTATCTAACGAGTTTCAGGGAGTGCCGTCAAATTCAGATGGAAGCGACCCGGATTTAACGGATTGCCAAACCGGAGTAACCGTCGTTTATGGAAGCTCGGATGTAACATCCATTTGCACGTTTACATTTGCAAAATCAGATGGTGTTTCCGGAAACTGGGATGGCACAAAAAAAATATACACAATAACAGGGCTGACGGAAGACACCGGATGGGTTGATATCACGGCAAACTATCTGGGTATAGAGACGGCAGCCAAGCGATTTAGTGTATCCAAAGCAAAGCAAGGTCTTACATCCACAGGAAGGACATATTTTATCGAGCAGTCTGCGGTAGTAATAAGCAGACAGGCAGATGGAAATTTTTCCCCATCGGAAGTTAAATTTTCCGCTTTTTATAGAGACGGGGCTTCTGAACAAAGAATGCCATATGCCGGTAGATTTGTGATTGAAGAGACATCTGATGGATCCAATTATTCAACAGTTTATGTCAGCCAAGACGATGAGACAAGCGTTGTAAATTATCCATATAGTGCATTGACGACAGAAGATGGGCAGTCCATTTTAACAGAAGATGGTAATTACATTGGCTTCGCGTCAAAGGTAACATCTTTTAGGTGTACGCTTTATGCGTCTGGTGGAACTGTATACCAAATGGATACGGCTTCTGTTGCGGTCGTAAATGACACAACAGCGCTTACATCAGATGAGGTTTTTGATCTTCTGACCGGGAATGGAACCGTTAAGGGAATATACAAAGAAGGAGATCAACTGTTCATCAGTTTCACATACGCCAAAGGAGGAGTTTTAAAACTTGGCGGACCCGGGAATGGGTATGGGATTCTGAACGTGTTGGACCCAGACGGGAATGTGGTTGGAGCCTGGACGAAAGATGGAATCACACTTCCTCCAGGAACCAAAATTGCATGGAGCGATGTTACCGGAACTGGGAATGTTGCCAGCAAAAACGATGTATCGAGTGCTAAGAATGAGGTTATCAGCCAAATTCCAACGGAAAATGAGATTACTACGATAACTGAGAATACGATATCTACTGCCGTAATAAAAGCGAACCAAATCATCGGAAATCAGTTGACGCTCGGTGGAAGCACGGGAACGTCTATGCGCCTTCTGGATAGTAATAACAGGGTTGTCATATCATTGAATGCATCAAACGCTGTCATCGGCGGAATGACGGTTGCTGCAGACGGAATAACGCTCGGAGATACCACACACGGTGTATACCTGCCGAACGCAGGAGGAATCGGTCTTGCCTATGATAAAAACCTCAGCTATGGCATTTTGCAGCATTATGAAAATTCGGCGAACATAATGCTAAATGCTGGAGGAAACAGGATTAACATAGGACAATATCAGACCAATTACTGTAAGGTCTGGTGCACGTTTGAAGATGCGTCAGACAAGAGAATGAAAAAAGATATTTCTGAATTGGAATTGAAAAAGTCTTATGACCTTTGCATGAATCTCAAACCGGTTCAATTCCGTTGGCGATCAAGCAATGATGAAGAGGTACACCATGGATTTATCGCACAAGAATCTCGGCCTTTTGCTGAAAATTGGGGACTTGTAAGAAAAGATGATCGCGGATATTTCGCAATGTCATATATAGACTTGATATCAGATGTTGTAGGAACTTTGCAATACATGAACAAAAATGTTCGTAGAATTGATGGAATGTTAAATCGTGTTTGGAAACAGTTTTATGAAGGGGAGGATAAATGATGAATGGAAGGGAAAAGACACCAGAAAAGCCGATTTCTGTGGTTATGGATGATTTTAAGAACGCTTTATATTCCATGTGCCAAAATTCTGCGCTTCCGGCATATCTAATGGAGCCGATAGTAAAAAATCTGCACGATGATGTGTTACTTGTGGCAAAGCGTATCATAGAAAATGAAAAGATGCAATACGAAGAAGAAAAGGCTTCGAGAAAGGATGTGGAGAATTAATGGCTGGAATACCGATATCAAAGCTTGAAGAAAACACAACTTTGTCTGACAGTAGCATGTTTGTAGAAGCGGAATCTTCCCCTGCATCAACAAAAAAGGTAACATTTGCCACATTGTTTTCCGCTATATGGAACAAGATAAAGGGGAAAAGGGTAAAGACTTACGATGAGATAATGGCAACCACAGATGATGAGTTTTGGGCGTCTGCTACAGGAATCAAGGACGGGTTTACGCGGCTAAACACGAATATTGATAAAAAATCATATTTAAGAGGCTTCTCAAGTAATCAGAAGATCGACTTTGATTTTAAGACTTTTGGCCGGAATATCGCCAGAATGCGGGTGGCTGATACAACAATGTTCGATCTTGTGCCGAACAATGCCAATTCTCAGACAAACAACAAAATCACGAACATGTATGTGGATTATTCCGGAACGCCTTGGAAGCTGTGCATTGACGTATATATTGATGGCAGGACTTACACCAAGACAATCAATTTTGACGCATGATTAAGTATACAAAAAGATTGCCCTGACATACAGATTCTGGCTAACCGACGAATACAAGCGTATGTTTTTACCATCGTCGCTTGTCCCGACGCTTATTATCGTGTTATCCCATCCAGCAGATGCCGCCACCAATTCTGGAATGACACATAAAACAGTGCCTCCCGAAAAGTAAGCATCCTTTGGGGTAATATACACTGTTTTACCAGCAGGCGCCGAGTATGCTTTGTAAGTAGTTTTTACTTTTATAGCACTGTCTTTGGTCGTGGAAATATTCGTGTTTCGGTTCAGAAAGGACAAAGGAAAGGACAAAGGAAAGGACAAAGAATTGAATATTATTTTAAAGAATGAAGAAATTGTAACCGGAAGATGTTATCCAGATGGCTCCAATAGGGTGGTACTCACTTTTGACGGAGACGTTCCGCCAGCGGAGCAGCTTGTGGATTTTAAACTTGCCAATGATGTGGGCAATGTGTTTGGTATCTACAGTGGCTACGGAACCGTATATCAGACCATTGAAAACGGGTACATCCTGTCAAATGACGGCAGCGTGTATGTGCCACCTGCAGAACCAGATCCGGAGCCGGTTTATGAGCCTACTCTTGATGAGCTTAAAACATCCAAAAAGTCGGAAGTGAGTGCTGCCTGCGAGCAGACCATTGCAAAGGGTGTTGATGTGCAGCTTCCGGGCGGCGTGGAGCATTTTTCTTTGACCGCTAATGACCAGATTAACCTAATTGGAAGTCAAGCTGCGGTTGCTGCCGGTGAGCAGCAGATCGCATACCATGAGGATGGCAAACCGTGCCGGTACTACACACCAACAGAGATTAGTCTTATCGTGCAGCAGACAATGTTTTGGATCGGATATCACAGGACGTATTGTAATAGCATCAATATGTGGATCCAGGCTGCAGCTGATAAAGAAGCCTTGCAGGAAATCCATTATGGCGCAGATGTACCGGAGCAATATCGATCAGAGGTGTTGAAAGATTACCTTGAAAATATCAAGAATTCCGTTGAAACAGCTGGTTAGAAATTTAATATTATGTGGAATTGGTGGATGGTTATACATATGTATTGAATTGGCATGGAGAGGAAAAACGCATTGGACGATGTTTTTTCTTGGGGGAATCTGCTTTGTAAGTGTTGGTGCAATAAATGAAGTAATTCCCTGGGACATGCCGATATGGGAGCAGGCTTTAATAGGATCTGCCATAATCACATCTCTTGAATTCATAACAGGATGCATTGTGAATTTAGCATTAGGATGGAATGTATGGGATTATTCCGGGATTCTATTTAACATCATGGGGCAAATATGCCTGCCGTATAGCGTTCTGTGGGCTTTTTTGAGCGTTCTGTGCATAATAGCCGACGATTTCATTAGACACAAATTATTTGGAGAACAGTATCCGAAATACACATGGTTTACAAGAAGTAGTCAGTTTTGACTACTTCTTGTGGGAGGTAAAACATAAACGATATACCCGATAATGTCATCGATATCTTCTTCTGAACAGAGGAATCTTTTGTCTCGTATGCTTGCGTATTCGTATTTCCCATTTTTGTTTTTGCAAGTATTTCTGCGCGCGATGAATACATTATTGCCATAAATGATCACACTATTTTCGTTTGCTTTTGGCGGGCGATCATTGGCAATCAAAACGGTATCATAATCGCTGTAAAACGGCATATAGTTGTTTGTGTTCAAGGATATCCCCATAAATATTTGAGCCTTTAAATTCTTCGGAACAGTGGTTATATCCAGCGTCGCAAACTGCTTGGAAAGGTGCAATGTTCCGTCATTATTTTCCTCCAAAGAAACGACAGGGATTGCTTTCACATAGTCCCGAAAATTATTGTGAAGCAGCTGGTATTGTCTCTTGATGAACCATCTGATAAAATGCTGGTAATATTCTGGCATGTCTCGAAACATATCTATACATTCTTTGTCTTCTTCTGAAAAAGTGTTCGCGCCGACCAACTCATCCACAGTTACTTCAAGCGCCTTGGCGATAGATACGACTGTGGACAATTTGCAATCTCTGGTGTTCTGGTATATCAAATTCTTAAGTGTGTCAAACGAAATATCCGCTCCGTCGGAAATGTCTTTCAACGTAATTCCCGGGGAAGATATGTACATAGAAAGGTTCCTTCTGAGGTTCTGTATGGGCGTCTTACCATCTGATACCAATTCTTTTGAAATTTTAACAAGTTTTTCTTTTTTCATGGCATTTCCCTCATCTTAAAATATCAGTATAATTATTTTATCCTCGAAAGGGGATGATTCAACTTCCGGTAGAGGGTGCTACTTTTATGGAAGCAGCACCCTCCATATCGAAAATCTTATAAAATTTCATGTATTTTGTCAATATAAACAAAATGACACGATTCTTTATAATGCCTTATAATTCGACGTATTCAATTGACAAAGAAGAACGTATGTTCTATAATTTTTGTATCGCTACCACGAAGTGCGGAATGGGGGAGGAATTTATGTGTACGAAAAAGAAGATTACAGGAAAATGATTATTGAAGCTGTTAAAAATATCAAAAGTTGTGATATACTTATATATATCTACAAACTGACTATAGACATTTCAAAGGAGGATAAAGAGGATGGAGAAGAATAAAAGCACTGGAATCAGCGTGTTTGATATGAATAATATAGGCTCCGTTCAATGTGTGGCTATTGCAAAGACAGAAGAAGATAGGAATGATTTATTGAAAAGAGCCTATTTTGTAATGTTTTCCCCGGAAAATGATGGGATTAATTGCTGGGTGTTGTGTCGGGACGAATCGGAGGTTTATCTTTAGACCATTCTAAATGAATCCAGGAATAATCTTCTGGGAATCCTTCGGAAATTCCGATAAAGTCCCAACCGAGTTTTGTATAAGACGAAATTATTTCGCTTATTCTTTCACTTGAAATGTTATCACATCTAATCATTTGTTTTTCCATTTTACACCTCACTAAGCGCGTCGATAGTATCAATGACGTGCTTTTTCTTTTTATCTGATAGTTTCATATATTTTTCCAATGCGTTTAAAAGTTCCTTATCGTTTCTGATGGAAATCCATAGATCCGCCTGCGCTGAAATCTGGATTTCTTTTTCTTCGCCATTCACGAGATAATCAACTGATACTTCCAAATAATCGGCCAATTTCTGTATTGTTTCTGTTTTGGGTTTTGTCTTTCCATGCTTCCAATCGGAAAGAGTCATGTTTGAAATGCCGGTTGCTCTTGATACATCTGCGTTCTTTAGACCTTTTTCGTCTAGTAATTTCTGGTAATGTTCATACATAAAAATCACCTCAAAAAAAATGAAATTACGGAAAACTTTAAAAATGTTATTGACTTTTAAAGAAAACCATAATATACTAGACCTAGATTAAGGAAAACCTTAAAACCTAGGTTCTCTTGGTTGGTTATATATTGTTCTGACAGATAGTATTATAACGGGTTTCCTTAATAATTTCAATAGTTTTTAAGGAAAGGAGTATGAATTTTGAAACAGGAAAGAAAATATGGAAATTCCTATGGCAAATTTTGCGAGATTATTAGCAAAAAAGGAATTACTCCGTATCGGGTAGCAACAGATTTAGGCATTTCTCCAATGCTGCTTTCTGATTGGAAAAATGACAAAAGTAAACCTAAGTTAGACACTATGGTAATGATTGCTGACTATCTTAGTACGGATGTGAAGCAGTTTGTTGATTAGTCCAGAATGTTATTTGCAGAATAATGGGGGTTACAGTCGAAGAACTTCTCAGCGACTGAAAGCCGAAGGGAGAGTGTTAAATGAAAGAGTTATTGATCGTAAATTTCGATATGCAAACTGTGTCCGCCAGAGATTTGTATGAGAAATTGGGAATCAGCAGAAGATTTTCTGTTTGGTTTGAGACAAATTCACAGGGATTTGTTGAGGGAGAAGATTTTAATGCTGCGTACCTAAAGGTACATGGCAATCAATACGGCGGCGAGAAAGAAATTCAGGACTACAATCTGACGGTTGATATGGCAAAGCACTTATGCCTTATGAGCCGGACAGAGAAAGGCAAGCAGTGCAGGCAGTACCTTATTGATCTAGAGAAAGCTTGGAACACACCGGAGCAGGTGATGGCAAGGGCGTTAAAAATTGCCAACAGAACCATTGACAGTCTGAAGGTGGATAACACGAAGCTTCTGGCGGATAATGAGCGGATGAAACCGAAGGAAATTTTTGCTGATGCCGTTTCGGCCAGCCACACATCAATTCTGATTGGTGACCTTGCGAGGTTGATTTGCCAGAATGGATACAAAATCGGGCAGAAGCGCTTGTTTGAATGGATGCGGGATAGAGGTTATCTTATTAAAAGCGGAAATTCAAGGAATATGCCGTTACAGAGATTTGTGGAGCAGGGCTTGTTCGAGATCAAAGAGAGTAACGTACAGAACCCGGATGGGTCGGTACGGATAACCAGAACCACAAAGGTTACAGGGAAAGGCCAGGTATATTTCGTAAACAAATTTTTAGAAATGAATCGATGAGAAGGTGGAAAGGGGTGATTATATGTATATTCCAGATTTTTGGTGCGGTGTCGCTGCGACAATACTACTTGAAGTACTTGCTGGTATTCTTTTTATCTTTTTCATGGTTGCGGGTGGTGAAAAAGATGAGGAAGGCAAGTAAATTATCCAGAGGGCAGAAGGAGTTTCTTCCTTATAAAAATAAGGATTGGTCAAAATACATTCTTCTATCAGAGTCTGCCACCCATTTGACGATCTTGTCAAAGATAACGGGGATGAGAAAAATGGTGGAGAAAAGTAAAAAAGGAGAGTCTCTATGAAGAAAAGGAGAAATGGAGCAATGCGGATTTCACAGCGCATTGGTGTGGCGCTGATGCTGGCCGGAGTGCTGTTATTAATAATGTCGGAAGATCCATACTTATATGGAAGCATTTCTACGAAGGATTTCCTTTTTAGATTTGTCTGGACGGTTATTTTGTGGTTTTCCGGAATGAATTTATATAGATCAGAATGATAATGGGAAGGGAGCAAAAGGATGAAAGTTTTGAGAATGATGCTTGAAAACTTCATGTGTTACGCAAGCGCAGAGTTTGATTTTTTTGACATAACAAGAATCACCGCAAAGAATGGGAAGGGAAAATCTAGTATTGCCACGGCGTATATGTGGTGTCTGTTCGGCTGCGATTATGAGCTGAAAGACAATCCACCGGTCCGCCGGGAAGTGAACGGGAAAACGGTTGATGATATGGATACCACCGTAACGCTTACTCTGGATGTGGACGGGAAAGAAGTTACCATGATGAAAGTGCAGAAGCGTACATACAGCAAGGACGGTAGCAGCTACAAGGACGATAACAAGTATTTCGTCAATGACGTTCCGAAAACATTAAAGGATTTCAATGCATATCTCGGAATTGACATGAACGCATTTAAGATGTGCAGCAATATCAATGCATTTCTGGCGAAGAAGCCAGGAGAAATGCGAGAATTTCTGTTTTCCACGACAGATGGAGTTACGGATTTATCCATTGCAGCATTGAATCCGGAGCTTTCAATTCTGGCCGAACAGCTTGAAAAGTATTCAGCAGAAGAATTATCTGCGATGAATAAGGCGACAAAGGCTAGAGCTATAAAGGAAATCCCGGTTCTGGACGGCCAGATCAAAGAAAAGGAGCGGGATATTCAGATTAAATCTGATACGGACCTGTCGGTGCTGGAACTGGCCAGAAATCAGATTAAAGAGCAGATCGAGAAGAATGTCAAAGAACAGACAGATACGGAAACACTTATTGCTGAAAGCGATAATGCTGCCGGTGACTTAATGAATCTGAAATTCAAGTTATCCGAAATCCAGAATAAGGCCAACTCTGAAAACGAATCACGCAGAGCCGGTTTAGGTGCAAAGATTTCAGAAAAGCAGAGGATCTACGATGACTGCAATAGAAGAGCTACAGCACTGTCCTACACGATTAAGGAACTGGAATCTTCCATAGCAGTGGCAGAAGAGAGCAGGAAAAAGCAGGCAGAACTTTGGAAAGAAACAAATGGTATGGCATTTAATGAAGAAAGTCTTGTTTGCAGCTATTGCGGTCAGGAATATTCGGAGGAGAGAAAAGAGCAAATTCGTTCTGATTTTGAGAAAAACAAGGGAGTAGAGCTGGAGCGTATTACAAAAACAGGCCTGATGCTCAAAGATCGGATTGAGAAAGATAAATCTGAACTGGATGTAATCAAGGAAAAGCAGAAAGCAGCGATTGCCAGTGAAGTGACAATTTTTTCAGAAATCATGAAACTGACTGCTGAAAAAGAAGCACTTCCGGTTTCGGTCGATGTAAGTGGTGATGCAGAATATATCGACGTGCAGAATCAGATTTCCGAAAAAGAAGAATCTCTTTCAAAATTCAGCTCCATTTTTGATAAGCGGGCGGAATTAAAGAAGAATGAAACAGAGCTGCGTGAGGAACTTTCCAGAATTGAAAGACAGATCTTTGCAAGCAATACCGAGCAGGAAGAACAGCGCCTTGCGGAACTTAAGGAAAAGAGAATCAATCTGGAACAGTCAAAGACTAATGCAGAACATATCATGGACTTGCTGGATATGCTGGATAAAGCAAAGAATGAAGCACTGTCAGAGAGTGTGAACAGCCACTTTGGCCTTGTTAAGTGGGTACTGTTTGAGTATGCGAAGAACGGAAATTATAAGTCTGTATGCGTACCTACGGTTGACGGAAAATCCATTCTTTCCACCATGAGCAATAAGGGCAATAGAATGCTTGGTAAATTGGATATTTGCAGTTCTATCCAGAAAATCAGTGGTATCAACTGCCCGATCTGGTTGGATGATGGGGAATCGTTCGACACGGAAAATCAGGCAAAGGCAGCAGGAATGGTAGACAGCCAGTTTATCATGCTGATTGTTGATAATAACGAATTAAGAGTGGAGGGGTAGCACTATGAATGACAGATATATTGTAGAACGACAATTCAAACATATGGGATATGAATGTGTCGTTGTATTCAGAAATTCAGGGTATAGATGCGGATATGTCGGGATTCCTAAAACGCACTCTTTGTATGGAAAGCATTATTCTGATTACTTGAAAATCAAAAAGAAAGATTTAGGAGATAGAGAAATAAGCGGAATTTTTCCTTTGATAGGTGCTTGTTTCGATGAAGATGAAAGAATAAAAATTGAAGCATATTTCCAATGTCACGGTGGTATTACCTTTGCAGGCGGCGGTAAAAATTCAAGATATCCGATTGAAAGTGATTTATGGTGGTTTGGCTTTGACTGTGGACATTGTGATGATGAGAAAGAATTGGAACTTGCCTATGAAAGATTTCCTAATTATAGAAAAAGTCTTTCTATGCAAATTGAGATTGAAAGGAAATTTCATATTGATGGTTTAATTGTTCGCACAGAAGAATATGTGGAAGAAGAGTGTAAGAAATTAGTGGAACAGTTAAAAGAATTTGAAGAAAGCGAGGAAAAGTAATTATGGCAGATACACAGGTAGCAGTAGCGGGGAAGAAAACATTCAGCGTTGTTCTTTCAGACAAGCTGGAGAGTGTGTCTGAAGCGCTTCCAAAAGATTTTAATAAGGCAAGATTTGTCCAGAACGCACTTGCCCTTATCAACGACAATCCTGCATTGCAGAAATATAATCAGACGCAGCTCATGACAGGTCTCCTTAAAGGAGCATACCTTGGTCTCGATTTTTACTCAAAGGAGTGCTATCTGGTTCCATACGGCAATCAGCTGAATTACCAGACGGATTACAGAGGTGCAAAGAAACTGGCGAAGAAGTATTCGATCAGGCCGATTAAAGACATTTACGCAAAGCTGGTTCGTGAGGGAGACATCTTTGAAGAAAAGATTGTATGTGGTGAGCAGACATTCGATTTTAAGCCACTTCCGTTCAATGACGGGAAAATCATCGGTGCATTTGCAGCCTGCTTGTACACCGATGGCGGTATGCAGTATGACACCATGAGCCTTGCAGACCTTGAAAATACCCGGAAATCCAGTAAGGCAAGCAATAGCCCGGCATGGAAGAATTTTACCGGGGAAATGTATAAAAAGACAGTGTTGCACAGACTTTGCAAGCACATTGAACTGGATTTTGAAAATCCGACACAGCAGAACACGTTCATGGCCGGAATGGAAATTGAGACAGATCCGCAGAAGCTGGCGGAAGTGGAGATTGCTGAAAATGCGAATGCGATTGATTTTGAACCGGAAGAAACTGCTGGAACAGTGACCGAACCGGACGGGCAGCAGGCAATGCCGGAGTTCATGCAGGAGGGATAAAATGAGAGTAGTTTTACAGGACGGAACGATGGATGTTCCGTATGAAAAATTTATATTTTATATAGCTGTTGATAATAGCATAATTGCGACAAAGGATTTCAATGAAGCCCCAGACGTTCTTTTTAGCGGGAGAATTGCTAAATATTCAACAAGAGAAAAGGCACTGAAAGCAATGGAAATGCTGAGAACGGAGTATCTCAAATACTTAAAAGTAGATGGTGGGCCAATGACAACTGTGAACTTTTATGTCCAGCCGAATGTATGGAACATACCGAAAGTTTTTCAGTTCCCGGCAGATGATGAGGTGGAAGTATGAGACTGAAAACCGTAGCAACCGGAAGCTCCGGCAACTGCCATTTGCTTATTGCAGACAGCGGAGAAACACTGATTTTGGACTGCGGAGTTCCGATTAAGGAGATTAAAAAAGGCTTGGATTGGAATATAAGAAATGTGGTTGGCTGTATAGTCAGCCACGCTCATTCAGACCACAGCAAGTCAGTAAAAGATTTTGAAGCTATGGGAATACCTGTATTTGCCCCGTACCGATATGATATCGGTGTGAAATTCAAAGGTAGATGGAAAATCAGAGCGTTTGATTTAACCGATTTAAACGGAAACTGGACGCACACAGATGCAAATGGCGAGCCTTGCCCGATATATGGATTCCTTATTGAACATCCGTGGATGGGAAGAATGCTGTACATTACAGATTGTGCATTTGTGAAGTGGAGATTCAAAGGCGTGAATCACATTCTTTTAGGAGTGAATTATGATTCGGCGCTGCTTTCCGGAGACGACGCAAAAAGAAATCACGTTATCCGAGGCCATATGAGCATTGATACGGCTTGCGAGTTTGTGAAAGCCAATGCGTCGCCGGATTTACAGAACGTTGTTATGTGCCATTTATCAAGTGAAAATGCTGACAAGAACTTATTTATCAAGAAGATGAAAGAAGTTGCTAGAAACGCAAATGTGGACGTTGCAGAGCCTAATAAGGAATGGGATTTGCGGAATCCTAACGAATGCCCGTTTTAGAAAGGAATTGTTATGAATAAAGTAATTTTGATGGGACGTTTAACCAGAGACCCTGATGTAAGATACAGCCAGGGAGAAAAAAATACAGCTGTTGCAAGATATGCGCTTGCGGTTGATAGAAAATTCAAAAGAGACGGAGAAGCCAGCGCAGATTTCATTAACTGCATTGCCTTCGGGAAAAACGGAGAGTTCGCAGAAAAGTACTTACGCCAGGGAACAAAAATCGCGGTAGTGGGACGGATTCAGACTGGTAGCTATACGAACAAGGACGGACAGAGGGTTTATACCACAGATATTGTCGTGGAAGAACATGAATTTGCTGAATCTAAAAAGGCAGCAGGTGATAATTCTGGAAATGTAAATAATTCCTCCAATGCATTTCCGACAGATAAAGATGGATTCATGAATATCCCAGCAGGAATTGATGAAGAAATTCCGTTCGATTAAATGAGGTTTTGGTATGGGAGGAAAATACAAAAGGCCGGAAGGTTGTGTTCACCCAGATTGCTTCCACTGTCCGTATCATGATTGCATATGGGATGGAAGACTGGGGTACGACCCGGTACGGCAGCAGGCAAAGTTAGGACGAGAATCAAGAAAAGCATGAGATAAATGGCGGAAAGGATGGAAACATGAAAAGCTATAAGGGATTCAACCAGGATATGACCTGTAGAGGAAAGCAGTATGAAGAGGGTAAGACCTACACCGAAACCGAAGTAGATTGCTGCCACAAGGGTATGCACGCTTGCGAATATCCGCTGGATTGCTTCAAGCACTACGATCCGGCTACATCCGTATACCATGAGGTGGAGCAGGACGGAAAACCGTCCAGAGATTCGGAGGATAGCAAGGTCGCGTCGTCGGTGCTGAAAGTTGGGGCGAGATTGGATATCCCTGGCCTTGTCCAGGCAGCGATTGAGTATACCAAGAGCAGATGCACAACGGAGCACACGGATCCTAAGATGGCCACCGCCGGGAGCTATGGAGCAGCCACGGCAGGAGATTCCGGAGCAGCCA